GAATATACTTTTCGGCCTGATAAGGTAACAGGAAGCAAGATTGAAAGGGCAGCTCCCTTCTCCTCCCAGGCTGAAGCTGGCAATGTTCTTATTTTGAAGGGGTCATGGAATAAGGACTTTCTTGATGAGGCAGAACTTTTCCCGGATGGCAAATTTAAAGACCAAGTGGACAGCTGTTCCGGAGCATATAGTAAAATAGCATCAAACTCTGGTTTTCGTATCAGGAGTGTTTAATGAAAGGAGGACTTGAAAATATGAGTGTAGAAGCTTCCCTGAAGGAGATGTCTGAAAGTTTGAGTCAGATTATTGGTATTGTTGAAGATGTAAAGGAAATTAAAATCAAACTGAATAATATTGAAAGGGATATTTCCGGATACAGGGAAGAGATGATTGAAATGAGAACCAATCTTCATAATTTCCAAGACCGCTTTAATGAACACAGAACTGCCCAGATCGTTGACTTTGATAAAATGGGAGCTTCATGCAGAGAGATAACAGACAAGGTTTGTGCCAGAGTTGAGGCCAATTACAAGGAGCTTTCTGAGCTCAACTCAAAAACAAAAAGGAATGTATTTGATTCAATAGACATGGCAAAGAAAGAAGCCATTACAGAAGCTGTTAAGGAGGTCAAGTTATGGCTTTATGGAGCAATGGCAGTGGCTTTTACATCATTACTTATTCCGGCAATAAAAGAACTGTTAAAACAGTAAGGAGGATATGAGATGGCATTTACAGGTGGATATATAGCTCCCCAGAGATGGTGGGAATTTGACTTTTACTATTCAGAGGATCCAGCAACAGTTGGAACAGACAAGCTTCAGCAGACTCTGGCAACAGGCAAGTTGGCAAAGCTCAGAGAGATAAGGCTTCATTGTTCTGTAGCCTTTGCCTCAGCTCAATATCTTGTTGTAAGGCTTTCAGAGGCCCAGCATGGCTCTGCCCATAATGTAACTCTTCTGAGTTATGCCATGAATGGTGTTCAGGATTTATTCATTCACTATTCTGACCCAATCTTTTTAAGGTCTGATGATAATCTTGTAGTTGAACTTTCCACTTCAGCAGCAAATGTCATAGGCATTCAGCTTATTGGATGGGCTGTCATAGAGGACTGATATGAATATTATCAAGACAATATTAAATATAATCAAAGCCTTCACCAATACAGATGCTGGAAAGGTCAAAACAATTAAGCATGAAAAGGAAATGGTGAAGACAAAGAGCCTCACTGTTCTCATTCATAAGGACTTTCTCACTCTGAATCGATATTCCAGACCGGGAAAGAAAAGGACTGGAGTGAAGGCCATAGAGATCCACTGGGTGGCCAATCCAGGAACATCTGCAAAGTTCAACAGAGATTATTTTGAATTGAGAAAGGGAGGCAAGCTGAGTTTCGGCAGCACTCATTATATAGTTGATTTGGATGGGGACATTGTCCAGCTTATTCCTGAAGAAGAGATTGCTTACAGCTCCGGAGCAAGCAGCTACAAGCCCGGAGTCACTGCTTTCTTTGGCAATCCTCCTTACAAGAATACAATTTCAATTGAGTGTACTCATACCAATGGAAAAGGAGAGATGTCTTCGATGACATATAGTGCTCTTATTGCTCTTTGTACTTATCTCTGCAAGAAATATGGCCTGCAGGCCTCTGACCTTGTTCTTCACTATGACCTGACCGGAAAGCTCTGTCATAAATGGTTTGTGGATAATCCTGAAGAGTGGATAAGATTCAGAGAAGCTGTAAAAACTGAACTATCTGAAACAGAGCATATTGAAATAAGCTATACTGAAGGAGGATACAATGATTGAGAAATTTTTTGAAACATTCATAAAGCCTTTTTGGTTTTCCTCTTCATCCAAAGGCTTGAAGCCTCCATACTTTTATGGCTTCTTGCTGATGATAGCTTTATTTGCCACTGTTGTTCTCTTCCTTGAGATGGCTTGGAGGAAATATCCGGGAGAAGTTCTTGGCTCAGTGGCTGGTGTTATAGCAACTCTGGCTGGTCTTTATCTTGGAACACTTCGGATATTTGACAAAGGCAAAAAAGAGAAGAGTGAAAGAGAGCCAATAACATATATACAAGAAGGAGACAAATGATGCCATTTGGAATACCAAAAGAAGGATTCTGGGGAAAGAAGGAGCTGAGCTATCAGCATGTTCATATGTTCTGGGCATTCTGGGTGGCTTATGCCATGGGACAGATATTTCCTTTTATCTGGATATATCCTCTGACAGGTCTCCTCTGTGGAGCTATGATGGAGAGTTATCAATACAGGAAGTATATTGAAGAACAGACTATTCCAAGAACTTGGCTTGACAGCTTGAGAGACCTTTGTTTTTGTCTCCTTGGCTCCTGTCTGAATTATATTCCAATCTTTACAAGAGGCTGGTTATGAAAAAGACATATGCTCTGATATCAATTCTGCTCTTTGCTGTGATTCTGCTCTCAGCTTTTCTTTTTGTGGGCTGTGTTCATTATCCTGAGTTGAAAGATTTCCCAAAGGGAACTTCCAGAGCTTGTATCAGAGCTGAACGCTGTTGGTACTATGCTGCCAAGGGCAAGATTGCTCTTGACTGTAGTCTGCTCCAGGAGGCCTGTAACAAGGGAGATGTATTCTTGGATTATCCGGAACTTAAAGAGCAGAAGAAACTGCCAGAAGTATATGACAAGAATGGAAGTCATGAGATGTCATTCCAGGAGTATTGGGACAAGGTGAGATAATATGTGGAATCCTTTTAAAAGGCTGGGAAGAAAAGAGAGCAGAACCACTTCTGTTATTGTCAGAGGGACAGGTGGAGCAATCTGGACTCCCAATGACTATGAGAACTTTGCCAAAGAGACATATCTCAAGAATGTTATAGCATATAGATGTATCAGTATGATTGCCCGCTCAGTGGCCTCAGTTCCCTGGTACATATACAGTGAAGGAGAGGATGGAAAAATAACAGAAGTTCCAAACCATCCATTCTACAGAGTTCTTGAAAGGGCCAATCCAGATGAAAGCTGGTCATTCTTTGTTCTCAAGTCAATAGCTTATCTTGTTATGTCTGGGAACTGCTTTCTTGAAAAAGTTGGGCCTGTGACTGGCCCCAACAGAGGAAAGGCAAGAGAGATTTATTCACTCAGACCAGACAGGATGACTATTCTCACTGACCCTATGAGAGGAAGGATTTCAGGATACAAATATACAGTTGGTGTCCGTTCAACAGAATGGGAAAGAGACCTCATAACAGGAGCTTGTGATATTCTCCAGATAAAGGACTTTAATCCTGTCAATGACTTCTGGGGGGCTTCAGCAACAGAATCAGCTGCCAGAGAGATAGACACAAGCAATGAGGCAACGAACTGGAACAAGAAACTGCTTGAGAATGAGGGCAGGCCTGGAATGCTCTTTATTGTAAAGGGTATGTTAACAGATGCTCAGTATGATAGACTTGAGAAAAAGCTAAAAGAAGATTATGGTGGAGCAGCCAATGCTGGGAAGAGCCTTATCATTGATGGTGACCAGGGGGCTGATGTAAAGCCATACGGATATAGCCCATCAGACCTGGAGTTCACAGAAGGTGGAAGGGAGCTTGCCAGGAGAATTGCTTTTGCTTATGGTGTGCCTCCAATGCTTGTTGGTATTCCCGGAGACAACACTTACAGTAATCAGAAAGAGGCAAGACAGGCTTTCTGGGAGGATACAGTTGTTTATTACCTCAATTATTTTTCCCAGGAACTCAATTTCTGGCTATTCAATGATGAGACAAATTATTTGAGCTATTCTCTTGATGATGTTCCTGCTCTTGCTCCAAAGAGAGAATCAAAATGGAAAACTGCCCAGGATTCTGACTTTTTAACTATCAATGAAAAAAGAGTGATGGTTGGACTGGCTGAAACTGAGGGAGGAGATGTTATTCTTGTTCCTGGAACCATGATTCCTTTATCAATGGCAGGTTTTGAGACAGATATGAATGAAGAAGAGGATGTTGAAGAGGAAGGTGAAGGCAATGATGATACTGAATAGTAAAACATCAGTTCAGAGAAAGCTTTCACAGATAGTGTTTGTCCGTAAAATGATGCTGTTTGAAAACAGATGGAAAAATGTAATATATACTATACTTGATAAGATGTATTCAGCAGCAGCAAAAAGTATTGAGAGAGGAGACCCAACTCCAGAGGATGTGATTGATGATTATATCAATGAGTTTATCAAGACCAGCAAGAAGTGGCTTGATGACATAGCCTGGTCTTTTGCTGAAGAGGCTTGGAATGATGCCGGAGTTGAAAAAAATATTTCTCCTTTTCTTGTCAAAGGCCCAATTCTTGATGCCTTTTATGCCTGGATTCAAATATGGGGAGAGAAAAGAGCTGGAATGATGGTAGTTCAAGTTGCAGATACAACCAGAAAGAAAATCAGAAAGGCTCTTGAGAAAGGGATGATGGAGAATCAGACAAGAGCTGAAATATCAAAGAAGCTCATAGCATCTGGAAAGGAAATAAACAAGGCCAGGGCTCTGAGGATAGCAAAAACCGAAACTCATACAGCTGCTATGGGAGGATACCACGAAGGGATGAAGTCCACAAAGCTACAGATGAAAAAAGAATGGCTGGCTGCAAGAGATAGCCGAACAAGATTGTGGCATGCAAGAGTAAGTGGTCAAGTGATAGACATGGATGATGAGTTTATTGTTGGGCCTGATGCTATGTTGTATCCTGGAGATGAGAGGGCCAGTGCTGCCAATCTTGCTAACTGCAGATGTGTTGCTTTATACCATGTTATATGAGGAGGAGTGGAGATATGGAATTTACAGATTTACCATTTGAGATTAAAGAAGGGAGTCTGGATGAATCTGGATTCTTTGAAGGTCAGGCCTCCCCTTTTGGTGGCAAGCCTGACAGCTATGGTGATGTAGTAGTTGAAGGAGCATATTCAGAGACACTGTTGAAGGGGGGAAGGAATGGGACAGGGGTGGCTATGCTCTGGCAGCATGACCCAAAACAGCCTCTTGGTGTCTGGACAGAGCTTAAAGAGAACAAGAAAGGGCTTCAAGCAATAGGGCAGCTTGCTATTGAGACCCAGCTTGGTCATGATGCCTATGTTCTTATGAAGATGAAGGCTCTTCAGGGACTTTCTATTGGTTATGATGCCATTGAATGGGAATATAACAAGGACCAGAAAATCAGATATTTGAAAAAAATAAATCTGTGGGAGATATCACCAGTAACATTTCCTGCAGCAACAAGGGCTACAATTACAACTGTAAAGACAATAAAGGAAGCCTCAACAGATCCAAGAAGCTTTGAAAGAGCCTTGCGTGAAGCCGGACTCTCAAGAAGTGCTGCTGAATATGTTGTTTCTCTTTGCAAAGACTCTCTGGGTGAACCAGGAAGTAATGTTGATGAAAAACATATTGAACTCTTATCGAGTTTGAAGCAGCTCAATGCTGACTTGGCAATACAGAGTGCTTTTATGTCTGTAAAATGAAAATTAAAAAAGGAGAATAAAGATGTCTGAACAATATTCAGAAATCGTTGAAGCTGTTAAAAATGAAGTAAAGCAGCTTGGTGACAACACAAAACAGATTCTGGCTCAGATTAACACAGATTATACTGAGCTGAAGAAACTTGTTGATGGTAAAGTGGATGATGTTCTTGTGACAGAGAGGATTGACAAATTTGCCACAGACATATCTACAAGGCAGGCAGAGCTTGACAAGAAACAGACTAATTTTGAAAAGCTCTATACTGAAAGAATGGATCAGCTTGAAACAGCTATGAAAAGACCTGGTGGAGGCTCTGGGAAAGAAGCTGATAAGGAATTTGAAGAAGCAAGAAATTTCCTTATTGCCTCAATGGGCCTTAAAGAGGGAGCAGCTGCTCATGGCAAGATAAAAGGTATTGATGTCAATCTTGCTGAGTACAAAGGTTATAAAGATGCATTTGAGACCTTTATGAGGTCAAAGGGAGATGAGAGACAGCTTGACCCGAATTGTCACAAAGCTCTCATGGTTGGCTCTGACCCTGATGGTGGTTATACGGTTCCAACAGCAATGGCTTCCCGGATTATTCAGAGGATGTATGAAATGGATCCAATCCGTCAACTTGCCTCTGTTGAGAGCATATCAACAAGGTCAATAGAGTTTATGGTTGACTGGGATGAGGCTTCATATGGCTGGGAATCAGAGTCAGTTGCTGGAGCTGAAACAGGAACACCAAAATTCAAAAGCAAGGAAATAACAACCTTTACTATGTATGCAAAGCCCAGAGCAACTCAGATGCTGATAGAGGATTCTGGAATCAATATTGAAAACTGGGTGGCAGATAAAGTGGCCAATCGTTTCGGTAGAGTTGAAGGAGCTGCTTTTGTATCTGGTGATGGTGTTGGCAAGCCCAGAGGCTTCCTGACTTATGCTAATGGCACAAATTACGGCCAGATTGAACAGGTGAATATGGGTCACGCCACTGCTCTTACAGCAGATGGTTTTATTGACATAAAGTATTCCCTGAAAGAACAGTTCCTTGGAATGGCTCTTGCCTGGCTTATGAATCGTTCAACTGTTGCTGCGGCTATGAAGCTCAAAGATGGTACTGGAAACTATATCTGGAAACCATCAATGCTTGCTTCTGACCCAGGCAGCTCAATTCTCGGTATTCCTGTAAGGATGTCTACAACTATGCCAGCAGTTGCTGCGGGTGCTCTTTCTGTTGCTCTTGCTGACTGGAAAGAAGCTTATACAATTGTTGACAGGCTTGGTATAACAATTCAGAGAGACCCATACACAGTGAAGCCTCTTGTTGAGTTCTATACAAGGAAGAGAGTTGGTGGAGATGTAACAAACTTTGAAGCCATTAAGATTGGCGTGATTTCAGCATAATTAAGGAGGAATGAAATGCCCGAACAAGGTGTTAATATGAGAGATGGTTACAGTGGATTCAAGTTTTTTCAGGCTCTTGAACCACAGGATGTTGCTGCTGGTGGTGCTACAAACGGAATATCTGTTGATGTTAGAGGATATCAGACAGCAACCATAATTGTAAATGTCGGAACAGCAACAGGCGGTGGTGCTCTGTCTGCTGATAATAGATTCCAGCTCATGCTGGAGCATGCCAATTCAGATGCTGATGGTTCAGTGAACTTTTCTGAGGTTTATCCTTCACAGATGCTTCATAGCGTTGTTGGAACAGCTGGAGCTTACAGCACTCTGAACTCTGGAATATTCCAGAGCATAGCCTCTGTTACAAGTTATGCTTGTATGGTCTTTGCTGTTGGTTACATAGGCCCAAGGAGATGGATCAGGCTGAGAGTGTCTGAAGTGGGTGCTCCTTCAACTTACAGTATGGGTGCAATTGCTGTTCTTGGTATGCCAGCCAACTGGCCTGTACAGGAATAGCAATTGCTGTAATGTAAGCTTTCCCGGCTCTTAATTGGGCCGGGAGCCAAGGAGGATAAAATGGCAAATGAAACTTATAACAATCAGAAAGTATTTCTGAAACAGGGGGCTGATGAACAGGTAATTGCCAGTGGTGGCAAGGTAACTGTTGAGAGTGGTGGTGCTATAGATGTCGATGATGCCTTTATCTTTTATGCTGGTTCACTTACAGCCTCTGGAGAGAATCTCAAGGCATTACTCAGAGCAACTCAGCAATTCACCTGGACTAACCTCTCTACAGGCTCAACAGTTCTTTCAGATGCAGGGGGCTCAGCAGCTCCGGTGATGCCAAGTGATTATGGTATTATTCATTTTTCTGTAACAAATACCATGACAAATGGCTCCTGCAGGCTTCATTCAGGAATAACTGGACAGAAGCTAATGCTGAGATTTACCAATGCTGCTGGAAATAATGCCAGCCTTCAATTCCATGCTTCTGGCAATGATGGACTTGCTGGAGTCAAGCTCTTTGGGTCTAATGGCATAGAGCTTTCTTCCATAGCCATAAGGCAGTCAGCAACAAGCTGGGGATGGGTTGAACTTCTCTGTGTTAAAGATGGAACCTGGGCTGTTGTTAATGCTGATGCAGATAATGTCACAGAGATGCTTGGAGCATAAGGAGGATTGAATGCTTGTTAAGATGAAAAAGACCACTCCAGGCAGTAGGGATGGTATAACAGTTCAGAAGTATGAGGCTGGAAAGGAGTATGAATTGCCTGAAAGAATTGCATCAGCTTTTGTCTCTATTGGGGTGGCTGAAGAAGTAAAATCAGCAAGTGCTCCTGATAATAAATCAGCTGGCCCTGCTCCGGAAAATAAATCTGGAGATAAAGGAAAGTCAAAAGAGGAAGAGGAGAAAGAAGCTGAAGAAGAGGCAAAAAGGATTCTGGCAGAACAGAATGCTGGAAAGAGCAAAGGCAGAGATGCTGTAAAGGATAAAGGATAAGTGCGATGATAACCAGCAGAGAATTGGACCCAAAAGCCAATAGAAGTTTCACCCTCATCTCTGGGCCTTCCTGTGAGCCTGTGTCTGTTGATGAGCTGAAAATATTTGCAAGAATAGATGGTGATGATGAAGATTCTCTGCTGGAATCTTTTATCACTGCTGTAAGAATTTCCATTGAGGCATATACTTGGAGAGCTATTATTGAACAGCAGTGGAGAATGAGACTTGATTGGTGGCCTGGAGATGTTGTTGAGATTCCAAGGTCTCCTCTTATTTCTATTGATTCTGTTAAGACGGTTAATGAAGACAGTTCAGAGACAACTTATTCAAGTGGTAATTATTTTGTAATAACTGATGCAGAGCCGGGAAAGCTTGTCATCAAGAATGGAGCTGAATGGCCTTCAAATGAAGATAGATATTATGGAGGATTTCAGATTGATTTTACTTGTGGATATGGTTCAGCAGCAAGTAATGTTCCGGAGGGATTGAGAACAGCTATTATGCAATGGGCAACAGCTGTCTATGAGAACAGAGCTATGACTGGCACTCCTCCTCCAGAGGTGAAGACAATATTAAATCCTTACAGGATGATATGGTATTGATATGGGATACTTGGCCCCGAAATTAAAACAGAGAATACAAATTCAGACCTCTAATCAGGAGCCAAATAACAGAGGTGGTTTTGATATTACCTATACTACATTAACAACAATATGGGCAGAAATTTCTCATGTCAGTAATACATCAGCCAAATTTGTAAGAGCTATTATGTTTCAGAACGCCAACTCTGAGGATATAGTGACTCAGGAAATCACTGTCCGGTTTTCTGCTATTAAGTATTTTGGAAAACAAGCCAGCAGTGCTTTTGATTCTTCTTTTGATAATATTGAGGATTTGGCTCCTCTTAAAAATGAATATTTTATTTTTCTTCAAAAGGGCTCAACAGTGAAAGGCAGGAGATTCAGAATAATATCAATTCAGAGAGATGACAATTTTTCAGAGTTAATGAAGCTTGGAGTCAAAGAGCTTGAAGAATCCGGAACAGGAGCTCAGGAGGGTTATGAATAATGGCAGGAGATAATCCAAAAGTTACTCTTGGTGGTGATTGGATAAAATTGAAATTTACTGTTAACAACTTATCACAGAGTGGGGCCGATGCTCTTTTTAAGGTATTTGTAACAGGAGCCAATGCTCTGAGAAATACAGCAATAAGATCCATGCAGAATACAAACAGAGCTTCCTGGTTTTATAAGAGAGGAAGTAAAGTACATTACCCATCTGCTCCAGGAAGTCCACCTGCTATAGATACAGGTGATTTGATTAAGTCTCTTGTTGTTGATGTTAGAAAGAATGCTGTTGAGTTTGGAGCAACTGATGCTGCTCCTCATGGAGTATTGCTTGAGAAGGGGACAAAGAGAATGGCAGCAAGACCATGGCTTAATCCTGCTGTTGAAAAAGAGATGCCAGGAATAATGACTGATGTTAATAATCTCATAAAGGAGATGATAAGAAAAAAATGAGACTTGGACCGATTGTATTATTGTTAAGGCTTGCAAATACCCATTTTGGTAATTTTATTGCCGGGGCTGCTGAATTTGACCTTGCTGTTAAGAATACTCTCAAGACAGATATGGCTTTTGTCATTCCTCTTGAGGATGATTGTGCTGCCAATGCTGTAGAGAATGGAATTGACCAGGTCATAACAGAAAGGTTTGGAGTTGTGGTTGCTCTGAAAAGTGTTCCCTATCAGGAGGACAAGACAGGGCTGACAGCTTATGATAAATTACATGATGTTAGAGAGGAGCTTTTCAGGACTTTGATTGGCAGAGAGCTTTCCTGGACAGAAAGCAATCTTTATTATCGGGGAGGCCAGCTCATGCAACTCAATGATGGCTGGATGTGGTATATGTTCAGGTTTGAATTCAAGTCAAGGATAGTGGGGTGAGAATATGACTATGATTGATGCAGGTCTGATGACAAGAGAGGTGATTGCAATCTCAACAATTGAGGATGCTGATATCTCAAACCCAGAAAGCCCCATACACCCGAACAATAGACCAAGAACAGGTATGACTGCTGATGGGAAATATTCAAGAAGTGATTTGCCTGACCTGGATATTATATATGCCAACTTTGTTCTTGGCAATGACATGAGGCTTTATGATGGTTCAATACTGGGCCTGCCTCTTAATGATGGTTTTCCAGATGTCTCTTTACCAGATATGGCTTTGTGGATAGACCTGACAAAGAATCCAAATGAAGGTTCTTTCTGGAGAGGATTTACAAATGCATTCAAGACGTTAAAAGAATAAATGGAGGAGTGGAGATGAGTAATGAAACAAAGTTTCTTGTTCCAAAAGCCGGGTTGCTTATAAGAGACCCAGTGAGTAAAAACATTCTGCCAGCAGAAGGAGCTGTGAAGCCCTGGATTGGCCCTGAAGGCAGATATTGGAGAAGGAGAGTGAATGATGGCTCCTGTTCAGAGCAGATTCAGAAAAAGACAACGAAAGTTGTGACACCAATAAAGACAATGGAGGAATGATATGCCAGTAAGTTTTAACAATATACCTGACACAATAAGGACTCCGGGAGCATATGTTGAGGTTGATAATTCAAGGGCACTCAAGGGGCTTCTGGCCAATCCTTACAAGGTTCTGCTAATAGGGCAGAAGGTGAGTGAAGGCTCTGCTGAGAATGAGGTACTATATGCTCTCACCAGTGATGGTCTTGCTGATGGATATTTTGGTCCCGGTTCTATACTTGCAAGGATGGCCAACATATTCAAGGAGAACAATCCGAACACAGAATTGTATGCTGTATCTATAGATGACCCTGCTGGAGGCGTAGCAGCTTCAGCCACAGTTCAGTTTTCAATAGCTCTTTCAGCAACAGGCTTTTCCTTATCAGGAACTGGGCCTGTGAATATGATGCTGAATGGAAAGCAGATAAAGGAGACTCTTTACAGTGGATGGAGTGTTACTGATATAAACAGTGCGATTGCCTCCACTATAAATGCGGATTCAACTCTGCCAATGTATGCCTCAACAAATGCTACTTCAGCTCTTAATCTCATAGCAGTTCAGGTTGGAGCTCAGGGAAATTACCTTGATTTCAGATTCAATTATTATGATGGCCAGAGCCATCCAACTGGTTTTGGGGATTCTGCCAAAATAACTGCCTTTGCTTCAGGTACTGGTGATCCAGATATTGGAGCAGCCTGGGCTGTTATAGATGGGCAGCAGTTCCATCATATTATTCAGCCTTATGTTGACACAGCCAATCTTAAAGAGATTGAAGATGAGCTTGCTGACAGATTCCTGCCACTTGAAGACCTCTGGGGACATGGTTTTGTTTCTGTAAGAGGAGCACTGGCAAGCTGTACAACTCTTGGTAATAGCAGGAACAGTCCTCACAATACAATTCTCGGATTGTATGATAGCCCTTCAGCTCCAGAGGAGTGGGCAGCAGCCCTTGGTGCTGTTGCTGCTGATAAGCTGAACAATGATCCGGCAAGGCCACTTCAGTTTCTTGAACTGAAAGGAGTAATGCCTCCGCCAAAGTCCTCAAGATTTTCAAGGGCTGAAAGGGATATACTGCTGTATGATGGAATTGCTACAGTGACATATGATTCTGTTGGAAATCCTCTGATTGAAAGGTGTATAACCACATATCAGAAAAATGTTCTTGGTATTCCTGATCCTTCTTATCTTGATGTTGAAACTTTGGCCACACTGGCAGAGATAAGGTATCAGTTCAAAGCAAGAATGATTCAGAGATTCATCATACCAAGATTCAAGCTTGCTGATGATGGTTTTCCAGTCACTCCCGGTTCTTATGTAGTTACACCAAAGACAATAAGACAGGAGATTATTGCTTTATTCACTCTGTTAAGAGATGTTGGCTTGATAGAGAATCTTGATGACTTCATTGATAATCTTGTTGTTGAGAGAGATACCAGTGATGTGAATCGTGTTAATACATTATTGCCTCCAGACCTGATAAACCAGTTCAGAGTTCTTGCTGGCATAATACAGTTCATACTATAAGGAGGATAAGATGCCAAAACGTGTAACAGGAAGAGTTGAAGTGCTGGTGAATGGAACTCCCTTGCTGAATAAGCCCGGAGCAACAGCAAGTGGTATTGGTATATCAGGCAAGCCTTCTTTTGAAAGGAAGGAAGTGCTTGGTGATACAGGAATACATGGCTTTGTTGAAGAGCCTGTCGTCGCAAAGTGTGAAGTAAAGATAACAGACAGGGAGGATGTAATGCTCTCTGACCTTGCCTCAATAAATGGCAATGGAACAGTCATCTTCAGAGCCTCCGGAGGAGGAAAAGTGTACACCATGAAGGATGCCACTTGTGTTGGGAATTTTACCTTAACAGGTGGAGAAGGTGAGACAGAAGTTGCTTTCATAGGTGAATACTGGACTGAGGGTGTTGAGTAGTAATAGAAAGGGATGCCGGCAGAGGTTAAAGCCTCTGTACGGCCTTAAAAACAGTATTTAAAAGGCTTTTAAAAGAGAGGTAAATGTGGAAAAAACAGAGAAAAGCAATGTGGTTGAACTCGATTATCCGATAACTGTAAAATCAGCAGAGGGTGGGGAGATAACCATATCAAGAATAACAATTGGAAGGATGAAAGCAAAGCACTTGAAGCTTCTCCCCTCTGATATCATCAAGAGCAAGGGAAATATGGATCCGGCAAAAATGCTTCCTCTTATAGCTGCTATGGCAGAGCTGTCTGAGGAAGTTATTGGTGAGATTGATATGAATGATGTTATCAAGATTGTAGGAGTGATGGAAAGTTTTTTAAAGTGAATTCCATCCCCAGTAATTGGAAGGAGGTTGTGTGGGCCATATCTTCCCATTACAACTTCCCTCCAGAGTCTATATGGGAGATGGATGCTGAGGACTTAATTTTTTGGTCAGATGGAATTGAGTGGTATGTTGAAACTGTAAATGGAAAAGGATAAAAGAAAGAATGGCAACTTATAACATATCAGTTCTTTTTAAGATGGTTGATGAGATGACCAAGCCTATGCAGGCCATGGAAGCCAAAATGCAGAAGCTTGGAGCAAGTATGACCCTTATTGGTGGCATGCTCTCTCTTCCTCTTCTTGCCTTTGGTAAATCAGTTGTGGATATTTCGGCTGAGTTTCAAAATAGCATGAATAAGGTTGCTGCTGTTACTCAAGTAACAGCTGACAAGACAGATATTCGTTTTGTTCAGATGACAGAACTTGCAAAGAAACTTGGTGCAGAAACTCAATTCTCAGCCTCTCAAGCTGCAGATGCTATGGGTTTTCTTGGCATGGCTGGTTTATCAGTTGACCAGATAATGAAAGCTATGCCAAAAACATTACAGCTTGCTGCTGCTGGCACCTTATCCATGGCAGAGGCTGCTGATATCTCTACGAACATCATGAGTGCTCTTGGGCTTCAGGTTGAAGACCTTGGGAGAATCAATGATGTATTTGCTCTGACAGCTGCCTCAGCAAATACAAATGTGCTTGAGCTTGCTGAGGCTTTCCGTCCAGTTGCTTCCATGGCCCCGCTTCTTGGAGTTGACTTGGAGCAACTGGCCTCTATGCTTGGAGCAATGGCTAATGCTGGAGAGAAAGGAAGTCTTGCTGGAACACTTCTCAGAAATGCCCTTATGGCAATTTCAACTCCTTCTGAAGCAGCAATGATTGCTTTTCAGAAACTTGGAATAAACATAAATGATTTCATGGACAAGTCTACAGGCAAGGTCACAAATGTAACTGGCCTTGTAAAGGCTCTTCAAAATGCCGGAGCTTCTGCAGGAGACCTCAAAAATATATTTGGTGAAAGAGGTATGAGAGCAATTGGCTTGATGATGAGGGATGGAGGAAAGGGAGTTGATGACCTTCACACAAAACTCTTGAAGGCTAATGGAGCAGCTGAGAAGATGGCTCTTACAATGATGAAAGGACTCCCCGGAGCAATTGAACTTCTCTCATCTGCATGGGAAGGTCTTTTGTTATCTATTTCAGATACAGGCTTTGGTTCAATTATTGAAAATTTTATAAGAGCACTTGCTGATTTTATTTCCTGGTTGTCCATGTCCCATCCTTGGGTGCTGAAGATAATAACTGTTATTGGTTCATTGATAGCAATTATGGGAGTTCTGGTTACAGCAATCGGAGCTGTTACTTTTGCTCTTGGTATTCTTGCAGCCAATCCAATTGTTCTTATAATTGCTGCAATTATAGTTGCTGTTGTAGCTCTGGTTGGTGCCTTTTATTATCTATACAAAAATTGGGATTCAATTATGTCTTATCTGGGAACAAAGATGTCAGAGTTTGGCACTTGGGTTCTTGGTGTCTGGGAGGCTATGAAGAATGGCCTCATCACAGCAGGTAATGCTATATGGGAAGGGATGAAAGTTGTTGGCAGAGCTATAATGACTGCCCTTCTTGCTCCAATAAATATGATTATAAATGGAGTCATTAACCTGTTAACAATAGCTTCACAGATTCCTGGAGTTGGTGAGAAGTTTGCTGCTGCTGCGAAAAGTGTAGCCTCTTTTCAGGCCAGGATGAATAATGCGACCGGAGCAACTAACATTGGTCGGAATATGCAGTCAGCTGCTTTGTCAAAAAGCCAGACTGATGTGAATATAAGAGTACAGGCTGGGGATGGTTCCACCGCAACTGTTGATGGTGTTAAAAAGAAAGGAAGGTCGAATGTGAAGGTTGATACAAAATCACCATTGCTTGGAGGTGTGCATTGAGCTGGAGAGATTATTTGAGACCAGCCTCCTTCAGAGGAGCTTCTTTTTATGTGAGAAGCTCTGATACTCAGGTTGGCAGAAGAACAAAGCTTCATGAGTATGCTGGAAAGGATACACCATGGCTTCAAGACCTTGGAAGGGCTGCTGACAAATTTACTCTTGAAGGTTATGTCATCCAGAATGGAGACAATGATTTCAACTACATGAAAGAGAGAGATGCTTTAATCAAAGCTCTCACCGAGAAAGGCCCAGGAACTTTAATTCATCCTTATTATGGAGAATTGAAAGTTGGTTTGGAGTCTCCTGCTTCAATTTCTGAGTCTTTTAATGAAGGAGGTATGGCCACCTTCAAGATGTCTTTTGTTCAATCTGGAAAAGCAAATATATTAACAGCTGCTCCTGATTATGTTTCTTTGATGGATACTTTGGTTGATTATTTGAATGCTCTTGGGCTTGATAATTGTGCTGCAGCTCTTGAGACGGTTATGGATGCTGCTAATCTTGCCAATGATGCTCTCTCTGTCCTGAACACTATTACAGGAGTCATAGCAAATATACAGAATGGTATCTCCACAGCGGTTGCTGCAGCAGCTGGTTTTGTTACTGAGCTTATAGTTGGAATAAACTCACTTTTGAATGCTCCTTGTTCTCTGCTTGGAGCCATTCAATCAGCAGCTCAGCAAGTTGAAAATATCGTAGGACTTGGAGGTGAGGTTGTTTCTGGTGGTGTACTTGGAAAGTGCTCCGGAGTTCTGAGAAGTAATAATGAAATGGTGAGGCTGACAGGTGATACTGTTCCTGAAGACTTGGGCATCTCTATTTGTAACAGTATAATATCTTCAACAGATTATGATTATACAGAACTTGGAAGTGGGCAGCCAACTGAAGAAGGCTTGATTGCCAGAGCAGCCATGTCCAATCTCAGCAAGACCTCATTGTTTGCTTCTGGGTGCAGAATAGCTCTCCGGATAGATTTCACCAGCAAGGATGCTATGCTTGACCTGGTTGAAGCCTTTTCAACGGCAATGGATAACTTTCTGCTTGAGCTTGGTGCCCAGACAAACCTCAACAATGATGATACTTATAATGGGATGGAAAGGCTCAGAAGTATGTTTGTTGAATACATGCTGGGAAAAGGGAAAGACCTGACTCAGATAGAAAATTATACAACTCCAGCAGATGGAATGAACACGCTTGTATTGGCTTATAACAAGTATGAGGACATAACAAGAGAGAGTCAAATTTTTAATATGAACAGACTTAACATAAGACATCCCGGCTTTATACCGGGTAAAGAAGAAATAGGGATATTGGCAAAATGAGTGAAGTATCAATACAAATAGGAAGCTCAATTCATAATTATTTTGAAGCAGTTTCTGTATTTCAAAATATAGATTCTCTGTGTGGTCAGTTCAAGGCTTCAACCTCAAACCACAATGAAGCAGACCTCTCCAAATGGGGAATATCTATGAAGGATGCTGTCAAAATTCTCATAGGAAACACTTCACTGTGTAATGGATATTTGGATAATCTGTTTCTTGATTATGGTCCTGAGTTTAATGAACTGGAAATAGATGGAAGAGACAAAACAATGGATCTTGTTGATTGTACTCCTCCAGAGCCTTTTGAGCTGAAGAGCCAGACTTATCTTGCTATTATCAAGAAACTGGTTCAACCTTTTGGCATATCTGTAACTGTAAAAAGTTCAGCCTCTTCTATTCTATCAAAAGTTGTTGAGATGTATACTGCTGATATTGGTGAGACTGTATCTGATTTAATCGGGAGCATCTGCCGGGATATAGGATTGCTTGCTATGAGCCTTGGTGATGGAAAGTTGACACTCGCCACTTCAGCTGATGCTACTGAGCTGATGAAAGACCCAATTCAATTTGGACAAAATGCAAAATATGGTGGCTTGAGAAGGTCAAATGTAAATAGGTTTTCTGATTATTCTGTTAAGGGGATGGGAATATCAACAGACAACAAAGGCATTGCTGATTATACTTCTCCTGCAGGAACAGCTTCTGATTCTTTGATAACAAGAACAAGACCTTTGACAATTCTTTCTGAAGGTGCTGTTAACAATTCTATTTGTAAAAGCAGAGCAAACTTTGAGGCAATGCTCCGGGCAGGCAAGAGTGCTGGAATAACATATGAAGTCTCTGGATGGGAACAGTCAGATGGAAGTATATGGAAATTATTTTCAAAGGCAAGAGTCAAGGACAGTTTTCTTGGTATTGATGAGACAATGCTTATTTCTTCTTTACTCTTTGAATATAACAAAGAAGAGGGAAAGACAACAGCAATAACAGTTGTAAATAAAGACACATATTCTTCAGCAAATGCTGGTAATGTAAGGACGGTGTTTGATTCATGATAGATACAGAAGGATTGAAAAGGCTGTTGAACCCAATTAAAAGAAAAATATTTTTAATGATTGGAAGAGCTTTGCTCACTGCTATTGATAATGGAGGAAGTGTTCAGAGAGTTCAAGTTCAAGGGCTCAAAGGAGAGGTGCTCAGCGATATAGACCATGTCCAGCCTTATGGCTTTGCCACTTATCCTGAATCTGGAAAGGAAGTTATTCTGATATTTGTTAATGGAGATAGAGACCAGGGAGTTGCTTTGAGTGTAGTTGACAGAGATACAAGGCCAACTGATTTGGCTGAAGGTGATTCTTGTTTGTACAACTCCTCCTCTGTAAGGGTCTGGCTGAAGGCTGGTGGAGTTTATGTGGATTCTGCCAGCGGTGAAATTGTTTTAAAGACAGGTGATGCCAGTCCATGGCTGCCAAATGTTCTGCCAAAATGCCCTTTGCTTGGCATTCCTCATGGTGGTCCAGATGCTGGAATTATTAAGTTGAAAGGAGAATGATTATGGCGATGAATGGAGATTTACTGGGAACTGAAATTGCAACTGCTCTTCAGGCTGTATCCGGAGGAACAATTGTTGGTACTGCTGGAGAGGATATGTGGAAGGCTGTAGCAACTGCTGTAGTTGCTCATATAATAAAAAATGCTGAAGTCAAGACTCCAGACACAGTAAATGGAACAGTAACAGCATGAGTGATATAAAATTAACATATGATGATTCTTTGATGGAGTGTGATCTCAGCATCACTGATGGAGACCTGACTCTTGAAAATGGTCTTGAGACAGCTGTTCTGCTCTCTCTATTTATAGACAGAAGAGCTGAAGATGATGATGAGCTTGATAACCCAAATGATAAAAGAGGATGGTGGGGTGACCAAGTCACTTCTCTTCCTGGGGACAGAATTGGCTCAAGACTTTGGCTGCTGGAGAGGGCAAAGACAAATACAGAGACATTAAGAGCAGCTGAGGAATATGCTTTGGAAGCTCTTGAATGGATGAAAGAGGACGGTGTTGTGGAAGATATTGAAGTTGAAGCATATAGGGTGAAGATTAAAAATACAGAAGTGCTTGGGCTCAAAGTTGTGCTAAAGAAATTTGAAGGCAATAATGAAACTTTTATATATGATGATTTGTGGAATGCTCAGCTCAATGGAGGTAACTAATGCCTTTTGCCAGACCAACACTAACAGAAATAATAGCAAGAATAGAAGGGGATATGTCCTCAAGAATAACAGGATCATCCTCAATACTCAGAAGATCAATGCTGAAAATACTCGCAAGGGTTTATGGAGGAGCCATTCATCTTGTTTATGGCTTCTTGAGCTTTCTCAAAGACCAATTATTTGTGACTTCTGCTGATGATGAATATCTTGAGCAACTCGCAGCTGAATATGGGATAAGGAGAAAGGATGCTGACAAGGCAACTGGTGAAGCCTCCATAACAGGGACAAATGGATATTCTGTTCCAGCAGGAGCAGAGCTTCAGAGCCCAGATGGCCAGATATATTCAACAGATGAGGAGGTTGTTATTTCAGGAGGAGTGGCTGACCTCTCTCTTACAGCTCAGACTGGAGGAGCCAATGGCAACCAGGATGCTGGAACAGTTCTGACTTTTGTGTCCCCTATTCCTGGCATAAACACTTCAGCAACAGTTGACAGCAACGGGATAACTGGAGGAGTTGATTCTGAGGACAGTGATGATTTAAGAGCAAGGACTCTGACAAGGAAGAGGCAGCCACCTCACGGAGGAGCTTCTTTTGATTATGAATCCTGGGCATTGGAAGTCCCTGGAGTAACAAGAGCCTGGGCTTTCTCCGGATATTATGGCAGAGGAACAGTTGGACTTGCTTTTGTCCGGGACAATGATGAAAATACAATAATACCAAACTCAGAGCAAAGAGAAGAGGTGAGACAGTATATAATAAGCCATACAGACCCACTGACTGGAGTTGAAATTGGTATCCCTTTGACTGCTGAGGAAGGTTTTTGTGTTCTTGAGATGTCTCTTCAATCCATTGATTTTGATATAGACATATATCCAAACAATGCCACTATAAGGTCCAATATAGAAGTTCAGCTTGAAAATTTAATCTTTGAAAAGGGAGGCCCAGGTGAGACCATATATGAATCAGACAAAATCAGTTATATAATGAAAGCTGCTGGCTTAACAGCTTCCAGGCTGAATACTCCTGATGGGGACACTGGAATTGCTGTTAATAAAATACCTGTTCTTGGAACAGTAACATTTGGAGATTATTGATGGGAAGGTCTGCAACTCAATATAAAAATCTCTTAAAGTCTCTTTTGCCAAGAGGAAGAGCACTGACAAGAGCTATTGATACAACTCTTGATGAATTGTTTCATGCCTTGGGTGAGGAGCTTTCGCGAGTTGAGGGAAGAGCCTATGACCTTGTTAAAGAGTCCGTTGTCTCTACAGCAACTGAACTCATACCTGAATATGAAGAAGAGTTTGACCTGCCTCTTCCTGGGCTTGAACTCAAGACAACCATAGAGGGGAGGAGAGCCGACATATCAGCAAAGATGATATCAGTTGGCCAGCAAAACAGAAGCTATTATGAAGCAATTGCTGAAGCTATGGGCTATGATATTGTTTTTGAAACTTTCAGGCCTTCAAGGTCTGGAATTATGAGAGCTGGAGACAGGCTTGCTGAAGCCTTGTCCATATTTCTATGGCTGGTGAGAGTTGACCTTAATGGGGACAAGGGTGCTTTTGGTTTGGGCTTCTCTTCTGAGGAAGTTGACTGTTTGGCTGCTAATGATTGGGCCTGGGCTCAGAGCCAGACAATATTTTATACAAACCTCAGACAGGAGTTTGAAAGAATAAAGCTTGCTGAATCTGAAGTCCGGTTTGACTATTATGGCAGAGAATTTGACAGAGGCTTCGGCTATGGCTTCATGAGTTTTCCCTCTTATGATGGTACGATAATTCCAGAGAGCTTTGACTCTAGCTTTGATACTGGCTTTATGAATAATTACAGTTATGATGGAACTTATTTAATTGGTGGATATGATACTGGCTTTGACTTGGCTTTCAATGCCCACTTTGGAGAATCTTTTTTTAAGAATGAATTTGGGGAGGGATTTGCCCGGCCTCAATAATAAAAATAAAGGAGGAGTATTATTATGGCAGATACTCAAAGAACAAGAGCTGCAATTCTGTCTCTGTTTGCTGATAATGTTACAGGGCAAATTTCTGCTCAGGACTTAAGAGACTTCGTTGTCACTCTGATGGAGTCTGAATTTGTTAATCCCGGAGACTTTTTTTCAAAACCTCAGGCAAAGTACATAACAACTGACAAGTCAGCAAAGGGATGGATTATGTATTCCCAGTATGTTGGCTCAGATTGCAGCTTCATGAACATAATGTTCCAGGAGGCTTCAACTGGATATTGGATGAGGGCTGACGTTGCTGATTCTGGCAAAACGGGTTTTCTTGGTTTGGCAATGAACTCATACACCTCAGACACTTCCACAGCTCAGATACTCATTGAAGGAATTGTCTATAATTCAAGCTTCAGTGGAGTGTTCAGTGAACTTATGGGCAGACCTGTCTATCTTGATTCAGGAGTTCCTGGCTCAATATCTGTTGGTATGACTGCCAATTCTGTTCTTGTTGTTGGTTGGATAATGGCTTCAGACAATCATGGTGGTAGTGCTATTGGCAAATGGTACTTCAAGCCGGATTGGTCAGTCAAAGGCTCATAAATTCCATTATACAGGGCTGATATTATTTGGCCCTGTATGATATAAAGAGGAGACACAAATGCATAGAACAGATGGTGACAATAATATTAACAATAGATTTACAGATAATATTCCCGGAACTGTGGTTAGAGCAAATTGGCTCAATGCTGTTCAGGAAGAAATTGTTGGTGTAATTGAAGGGGCTGGAATGAGTCTTAACAGCCCCTCAGCAGATACAGCCAACCAACTTCTGGCAGCAATCAACAGTTTAATAGAGAAGGCTGTTGATGTGAAAACTCTGGCTGATTACCCAATTGGTGACATCTACGTTCAATACCCTGTTGCTGAAAGCAATGACGAGGCAACAGCTTTTCCGACTGCTTATAGACCTGCTACAAAATTTGGTGGCACATGGTCTGAGCTTTATGATGATGAGAATGTGTTTTTTAGGACTGCGGGAACGGATTACCAGACAAGAACAAGTGGTTTAAGTCCAGATCAGTTACAGGGGCATCGTCATTCTTCATTATCAGGTAGTTTTGTTGTAAATGCGGGAGGTACTCTTAATTTATCCGCAGGAGGTGCATTGAGTTCACAAGCAAATACGGGTAATCCAGTTACCGACGGTCCAAACGGCACACCGCGAACCGGAGCAGTAACAGAGCCACGAAACCGTTTAGTTAAAGTCTGGATAAGAACAGCATAAAAGGAGATTATAGATGATAACCACATGGATAATATTAAAAGATAATAAAGTGCTCAGAAGTTGTGAGGCTCATTCTGAAGCAGAAGTCATAGCAACAGCTAAATTTTTTGGCATAAATGACTATGAAGAAATCAGAAACACCAAGCAAAATAACTCAATTATGAGAGGCAAGGACATAAGAGAATATGATTCAAATTATATTCTCCGACCTGAACTTGACAGAATAATTGATGGATTGATTGAAGCTCCAAAAGGTAAAAAACTCAATGAAACCAAAACAGAGTTAATTGATAAAACTGTTAAAGAAAAAATTGATGATGGTGAAATTGAACTATCTGAATATGAGATTTATGATGAAGAGACAGAACAGGTTAGAGGCAAGAAGTTTTCTGAGCTTTATACTTCAAAATTGCTGACTCTTGAAGATTATATTAACAATTATGTTAAACCTCAGAGGGATTATCAATTGGACTGGGTGGACTTGAAAAAATGTAACGCACTTAATCTTGTTAAAATGTCTGAGGCAAAAAAGACAGAATGGGAAGTCTACAAGCAAGCATTAAGAGACCTGCCTGAAAATGTTAAAGAAGTCAAAGATGATGTGACAGAATTGTTCCCGGTTATGCCCAAATAAAAGAAAGCCCCTCGATAATCAGAGGGGCTTTTGAGTAAATTAATCTTTTAAATTATGATCAACAATTTTGCATCACCTCCTTAAATAATCCTATACTTTTGTGGTCTGATTTTTCTATTATATATGCCATAAAGAGGCTCCCTGTCTTGTCGAACGTGAGATTGAGCTTCTTCTGATATACTGGCAGTTTTCTTTTGCAAGCGTTCTTTAAAAGTTGGATCATCTTCTTGTAATTTATTCAGCATTCTTTTTATTTTAAATTGAAATGAATCTATCACCACATGACTCCCTGAAAATTAAATTGAATAACATCTGAGACAACATCCCTACTAACCCATGTAACAATTCCGCTGTTCCATGTAGTGAATATTCCTGCTCCTTTATCTGCCGAATTATAAATAAATGCCTCAGACTCATAATATCCTGTCACCCATTCATCATTCCTTGCAATCTCTGTTCCGCTATTTTTAGATGTCACTTGAGTTGTGTCACAATTTATAACAGCAAGTTTGTAATTATCATTTTCAAATAGAATACTTGATTTAACAGGTTTATCAGGGAATTCTGTAACTTCTGTTATCACTCCATCTGTTTGACTATACATCTTGACTGAACTATCATAAGGAAAAGTCACCTGAAAATATAGTGTTTTAACTCCTCCATCAATTACGCTGAAAAATTCATTTATAGTACAATTAACAGTTGTTGTCTCTCCCAAATATCTCTGGACATAAGATACATTGAGAGATTGAATCTGATTACTGACAAAGCCATAAAGTGAACTGTTTTTATACAGATAAAAAGATGAAACTGAAACAGGAATCATAGTAACCTGTCTGATAGTTTCATCTTCAATATTCCGATAATCAATAACCTGAGTTTTTACACTCGCAATCTCTGGTGAAGAGCCATAAAGAGTTGTTATATTATTTACAACAGTGTCAGTATCTATAAGACTAAAACTTGAATCAAGAATAGAGATATCAATATTACCATCTGCCATATCTGCAACAAGCGAGGTCAGAAGATTGGAGACTTCAGATACAGACCTGTTTTTACAGATTGCAGAGGACAGAAATAATAATTTTGCATTTTCACTTATACTTGTATTAAGCGGATTTTCAGGAGTCCAGTTCAGTGTTGCATATAGCTCTGTAACTGCCTGATTATTAGCAGTTGAAAAATCTGCTCCTGCTGTCATTAAATTTATAACTCTTTGCTTAATTATGTGAGTTATGATGTTAATATTGCCTTGACCTGAGACAGAGGAGTCAACAAGTCCTGAAAGTATAATCCTTGTATTCTCGACAGTTCCGGTATTTTCATTGATAAAGAATCCATCAGCCCTGACATCAAGTATGCCCTGAAGCTCTGAACTTGATATGGTATAATCACCAAGATTGTTTATTGTCTCGGTTGAATAAACATTGCCTGAATATCCACCTGAAACAGACCACTCTGAGGCTGTTATTGTAGCCCCCTGCTGTAAAGCTCCTTTTTCAATAGTGCCTGAAAAAGTTTTCACTCCTGGGGCTGAAGGAGTTTCTCCACCCCCACTCCCTCCACTATCTCCACTACAGGCAAAGAGCAGAGACAAAATAAAAAACATAATTCCAATAAATGTAAAGTGTTTCATAATATTCCTCCTTTCATCTATTTATATTATATACTGATATCCGGAAAAGTTTTTAATTTTTTCCGGATATATAAAAAATAATAGACTTTTTATTGCTCTGGGGAATTTATTTTAAACAGGTGAAAGCCTTTCTGCTTTCTTTCTTGCCATGTTTGCTTCCTGTGTTCTCTCTTGATGCTGTAAACACACAGCCAACTTCTCCCAACCAGATACATTGGTTGGGAATTTTTTTATATATCCATCATAAGCAATCTCAGCTCTTTCAAAATCAGCAATAGACATATAGAGGTCACCAACAGACAGAAGGAAGGAATCAAACTCTTCAGTCCTCTCCATAAGTTCCCCCATCATAGCAAGTCCCTTCTTCACATCTTCCCGGAGCACTACAAGAATGTATTCAAAAAGAAATAGGTTATTGTCAGGCCACTTCTCCACAAGCTTTTCAAAATATTCAAGACTTTCTTTATTCTTATTGAGATGAGCACACGTTGTTGCATATCCCCATATGGCCTCTGGCCTGTCTGGCTGAAGCTCTATTGCCTTTAATAGCATCTCACTTGCTGAGTCAAAGTCCTTTTCATCCCGGCCAACTCTCTGGGCCTCTTCTATAAGATAAGAATATTCAATCAAAGGCTGAGTGTCTGGCAGGTCTTTGGCTTTCATGATTGATGCTTTCCTTTTGTTGTCAGCAACCGACAGAAGAGTGAAGGCTTTTTCATCATCTGGATTCTCAACAAGAGCAGTTCTGGCATCAAGCAGCACCCTTGCCCAGGAATCAGTTGCCAACTGCTCCTCTGCATCAATTAAATCAGGAAAGTATTCAGGAGGCTCTGAGGACAGAACAGACTCATCTTTTGTTTTGATATACTTCTCCATTATCTCTACAGCATTCTCATAGTGTTTGAGAAGCTCTTCAGCAGCAGACTGGGCAGAGGAAAGAATCAGCCTTGATCTTTCAATTCTTGTCTCAAGGTCAGTTCTGTTATTGAGAAGATGCTCCGGAGCACCTTTGACTTTGAGCTCTCTGCTATGGATCTTCACTGTTTCATTATAGATGTAAACCTGTACCAGTGGATTTTTCTTGGCTTCATTCTCTGCCTTTGTGCTCCATACCTGCTGTTCATCTAATAGCTTTTTTATCTCTTCTTTGTCTTCTGTTTTTGCAAGCTTGTCAAGCAGCTCTATTCCTTTTTTTGAGTGCTCTCTCAGATTGATTAAGACTCCCTGGTCTTTTTTAAGAAGTGGTATGGCCTTCTTTATTTTCTTGCGATAATTGGGCTCATATCCTTTCTTATCTTTTAAAGGCTTTTCTTTATCAAAAGAGCTTCCAGCATACTCCTCAATGAATTTGGAAAGAGAAATGTTTTTTGTTCCCTTGACTTTAGCCCCTCCCTCTGTTGAGTTGTAAATATCTTTATCAGAATTCTGCTGAACTATTCTTTCAAAGTTTGTTATGAAAGACCTCAGCCCCTGATTGGTCAACACCTTCCCTCCAAAATATCCATCAGTCCATATTGCTGGACCCATTGAATATGTTTTTCCATAGAGATGAGAATGTGGGTCAGTTATCTTCCACTGTATCAAGCCTTTGTTGTCAATAAAAATATCTCCACTCTCATCAGCTGCTTTGAAGTGAGAAGTCTTGCCAAGAGAGAGGTCGTGCCCCATCAGAGTTATGGGTTCACAGCCAAGATGCATAGCCAGACCCAGGCAGAGATGAGCAACAGAGCCTCCCTGTTCCAGATGTCCTTTCTCAGCTATAAGGTTGAGCCCACTGTCCTCAAAGCCAGGAAGAGGAGTGCCAACAATATACATTGGTCCCTGGTACTGCTTGAGAATTGGAGCATATGTTCGGTTGAGTGCCACAAGAGGTATATCTGAATTCATGAGCCCTTTGAAATGACCCATGTTAACATCTCCATAATCAACCGTACAAATAAAGTCTGGTCTGATGTCATAGGCAAGGAGGATTCTCAAGGCCTGGGCCACTGCTATGATTACAAGCTTGTCCTGATGTTCCTGGAGAAGGTGAATATTATTCTCAAGAGAGGGGCCAGTGCCAATGGTAACTGCTGGTTTTCCCTTGTATATGTCTTTGAGGTCTTTGACTCCTCTGTGCTTGATTATATAGGGGAGTGTTTCAATATCATTTGTAGCAATCTTTTTCCCAGCTCCCATGACTGTTCCCATATTACACTGAATCTGGGTGATATGATTAACTATGAATTCAATCAATCTGGAATACTCAAGAGGTCTCTTTGAAGCATAGTCCTCAACAATCAGGCTCCAATTCTGGACCACTATGCTTGAGGATATAGCATTACAGCAGACCCAGAAGTCATCTTTTGTTACAGCAATCAGGAGCTGACCTTTTTCTATCCAGGCAGAGAAATTATATGTCTCCAGCATCATCTTGATAAAGTCAGCAATGGGTTCAACAACAATAACAATATGACCTTTCTCCAGTTTATCGCATATCATCTTTGCTGTGTGTCCAACTCCGGCTCCAACCAGAATCGTCACTTCATCTCTTCTGAACTTTTTCCCTGCTGTTATTTTTCTTGCCTGTTGTCTTGGCCCTTTGTTATCATATATCGTATTTGTGTTAATACCATATTTGATGACAGCATTGAAGTCTCCATTGTCGGCTTTAATCTTGTAGGCCCAGTCCACGGCCTTCTCTTCAGAAAGCCACTGAACAAACTTTTCCGATTGCTTTGAGAGTGCCTCCAGATTCTTTTCATAGTTATTCATCAATCATCTCCTTAACAGCTTTTGTTATTTTCTCATCATTCTGGCTTATCTGGCTCATAATTACTTTTGTCTGCTCCGGAGCATGGACAAAGGCCAGTCTCATCAAGTCCATCCAGAGCTTGTTATTCTTTGCCCTTATCTTCTGAATAGTGTCTATCTGTTTTTTCAAAATACTCCTCCGCAAGTATTGAAAAATTTAATATGTTAACAAATTCCCCATTGAGAAATTTTCCTTTTCTGAAATTTCCTTCAAAGACCATTCCAAGCTTGCCAGCAACTCCAATCATGCCAATATTGGTTTCAGCTGTTCCAGTCCATACCCGATTCATACCAAGTTTTCTGAAAGCATGCTCCAGCATCATCTCTCCAGCAGCCCTTCCAATCCCCAAGCCATAAAAATCAGTTTCGCCAATTACAAAAGCAAGTTCACAGCTTCTGTTAATCCAGTCAATGGATTGAATCGAACAGTTGCCAACATGATAAGGAATCTCTGTCTCTGGACCTGTATACATTATAGCAAAAAGAATATCAGGACCACCCTCTTCAATATTCTTAATGAACTTTTTCATCTTCTCCTTTGTGTAGGGGAAAAGCCCGTGAGAATTGTATCTTGTTACAACTGGGTCATGAAACCAACTTCTGTATCTTTCAGTCATGTGCTTTTCTTTTTCAAAAGGAACAATCTCAACAATTCTGCTCTCTGAAATTTTACAATTATATTTCATCTACTCTCCTCAGCAGCCACAGCCACCTGATTTTTTAATTTTCTTGCTGCCACAGAATGGACACTTAACAGGCTGAACTGAAGATGTCCAAACTCTCAGACAGTTTCTGCAAATATACTTTTTGATGATTTTAGTAGTCATTAGACTTCCCCAGCATATTTTTCAATCTCTTCCTGTGTCAGCCAATGAATATTGTCATCACTGCTATACTTGAAAGAGTCAGTTGGCAAGGCATCAGTCCATGGTGGCTTTATAATAAAATAAGAAGGCTCCAGAACAGTCCTCACACTTTCTTCCTCTGTGATAAGACACTCATGAAGCTTCTCCCCCTGTCTGATTCCTATTTCTTTGATACGACACCCCGGAGCCACCACTGCTGCTATATTGACAATGTTTGAAGATTTCATTCTTGGAACAAATATCTCCCCACCCTCTGTCTCTCCTATTCTTTCAATAATGAATCGGGCAACAGTTTCAATAGGAATAAAAAATCTTGTCATCTTTGAATCTGTAATGGTGACTGTTCCTGTCTTTGCCTGTTCCTTGAAGAGAGGAATGATTGAGCCTCTGGAGTTTATTACATTGCCATAACGACAACAGGTAAACTTTGTCTTTCCCGGACTGTAAACATTACCATGGATAAGAAGCTTTTCCGCAGCTCCTTTGGTCATGCCGTAAAAGTTAACAGGATACACAGCTTTGTCAGTGGAGACATTCATAACAATCTCTACATTATTATCAATAGCAGCCTCAAGAAGATTTTTGGCCCCAATGGTATTTGTCATCAGAGCCTCTATTGGATTGTACTCACAAGCTGGAACCTGTTTCATGGCAGCTGTGTGAAAAACAATATCAACTCCCTTCAAGGCTCTCATCAGTCTATCTCTATCCCTGATGTCTCCAATAAGAAAGGACACCGGAGTCTGACAATCTATTTCTTTGAGGTAGTTCTGGAGCTGCCACTGCTTGAACTCATCTCTGCTGTAAATTCTTATGCCCTTGGGATTGTGAAATCGAATTAACTGCTTCACCAGTTCCTTTCCAAGTGTTCCAGTGCCACCTGTCACAAGAACTTCTTTTCCTTCTATTTTATTTACAATCATAAAATCTCCTTCAGTTGTTTTGGTGTTCGGGCAAATGGACCAGCATCAAGCCCTTCAGAGTCCTCAAGCTTGTAATGACATTCATAAATCCATGGCCTGTATTTTTTATAGAGCTTCCAATCAGTTGTATGGTCACTGATACCTGATGTCAGAGAATGAGATTGAAATGATTCTTCATACTCTTTCATTACAGTTGGATATTTGCTTATGCAACATAAGGACCTATCATCAGATGTGAGCAAGTTTGTAGCTCCTTCAAAATGGAAGCCATGAGAAACAACAACCGGGACTCCTCTTGGAATCTTTTCAATCAGAGGATACAGGCTTTTATTATTTGCTATTTTGACAAAAGGAACTTCGTATGAGAGAAGGAACTCAAGAGAGGCTTCATCAAATACAGAAGCTGTTGTCTGATATCCCTTTCTCAAAGCATATTTATACACCACTTCAAAGAGCTCATGGGCCAGTGGGATATTCCCACCAGCCTTTTCAAAGAGCTGCCACTTTATGATTGGCTTTGAAGCTCCCTTTTCCTGTACCACTTCATCAAGCTCATCTATCATCCTGATGGCATAGTCTTCATCATTCTTGCAGGTATTGCCTGAACCAAAGTCCAAAATTATTATCATCTCAGCTCCTCCCTGTTCTCCCATACCTTATGGAAGGCTTCTATTATATCAGACATATCTTTTGGAGAGAGAGAAAGTCCATGATACAGGGTGAGGAAAAAGTCATCTTTCCAGAGCTTCTCAACAGTTGGTAAAGCAATACAATATTTTCCTCCCTTGTCTATGCTCCAGTGCTGTCGATTCTGAAACAGTGGCATTCGATATAATGGCTGAATGTATCCTCCTCCAATCGGAATACCTCTGTCAATTCTCTTATTCTCAAAGGACAGCTCTGCCTTAACAGCTTCAAGATATTTGTCTCTGTGAATGCCCTCAGCTCTCTTCTTGTCCCAATAAAATGGACAGACATAAAAAGCATGAAACTGGGAATACTCCGGAGGCTGTGGAGTCAGGATTGGAAGAAAGCTGGAGTTGGCTATACCTTTGTATATAGCAAGGGCATTGTCCCTTCTTATCTTAATAAATCTGTCAAGCTTCTTCAGCTGGCATCTCATTATAGCTGCCTGTATTTCTGTCATCCTGAGATTGAAGCCCAGCATGTTATTCCACTTGAACCAGTTTTCATTTGAGCCCACTGAAGCACTGATAACGGACTCGGCATGGTTTCTTATCAGCTGACACTTTCTGGCAAGTGTGGAATCATTTGTTGATATCAGCCCCCCTTCTCCAGAGGTCATATGCTTGCCCTGAGTGAAAGAAAAACAACCAATGTGCCCAATGTTTCCAGAATATATACCCTCTGATTGAGCTCCTGGAGCCTGGGCAGCATCCTCAATAAGCCAAATTCCCTTTTCATCACAGAACTTTCTCAAAGCTGGATCAATAGAACATCCAAAGAGGTCAACAGCAATTATGGCCTTTGTTCTCTTTGTCACTTTGTCTTTAACTGTCTCAACTGTGAGATTAAAAGTATTATAATCGATGTCAGCAAAGACAGGAATGCCTCCCCAAACCATTGGAGCTGTAGCTGAACAGCTCATGCTCCAGGGAGTGACAATCACTTCATCTCCGGGTTCAATTCCAACAGCACCACAGGCAATCTGAAGAGCTGATGTACAGGAGTTGACAGCAATAGCATATTCTGAGGAGAACTTCTCACACCACTCTCTTTCAAAGGCTTTGACCTGTGGGCCTCCTCTGAATGCCGGAATGTAGTTCCCTCTGTAGTGGCTGAGGATGCCATCATTCATTACATCCATTACAGCATTCTTTTCCTCTTCTCCAATAGTCTCCTGTGAAGGGAAAAAATTTTCCCTTTCCCTGACTGGTGTTCCTCCATTTATAGCAAGCTTCATATAGTCTCCTCCAAATATTTATATATTCTATGAACAGCAAGAGCATCCTCTCCTGAACAATAAAGTCCCATATCTTTGTCTGTGATTGCTGTGAAAGCAGTATGGGTGAGATTATCCAAGGCAGTTGGTAGTCCTGTTCTTTTAAGAGAAATTGGCCAAGGAGAAATACATTTATAATTTCCATATGAATCTGGCTCTGTGGAATAGATGAAAAGCTTTTGTCCGTGGTCAGCAAGAACATATTTCTTTCTGTCTGTATATATCTCAATATCAAATACAGCATAGTCTCTTCCATCAACAGGAGCCAAGGAGACAAAAGGACACTTCTCAAAAGAGGCCACTGCTCCAACTGCTGGATCAAGAATATCTCTGTCACTTATAGCAGAATCTGAAAAGAGCTTTATGCTTTTAAAATCTCCAAGCCACCAGTTAAATAAATCAAAGGCGTGACAGGCCTCATGATAAAGTCCTCTGGTGTATGTGAGATTGACATTATGAATTTTCTGATACTGAAGATCCATGGCCAGTTGCTGATGAGCCCAGTCATATCTGCGGATATAATCAATCATTAGTATTATATTTTTGGCTTTGCACTCCTCCACTATTTCCTGGGCCTGTTTATAATTATTGCAAAAAGGCTTTTCTGCTATAATTACCTTGGGTGGGTTCTCCATTCCAAGAACTTCTTTCAGAACTTCATAGTGAGTATGGGTTGGAGTGCAGACTGCTATTATTGCCATTTGCTCTGATATATCTTTTAAAGAGAGACCTGACCTGCATCCCCATTTATATGAAGCCAGCTCTGCTTTTTTTGTATCTGTATCAATTATCCATTCAAGCTTAATGTTTGGATTATTATACATGGCATGAGCTATTGTCAGGACTCTCTCCCCTCCGGGATAATCATATTTGTCTGGCTTTAAAGCTCCAATGCTCCCGGCTCCAATTATTGCTGATTTCAGCATATTTCCTCCTTATTTTTAAGTTAAAAAAGTATTGTAAAAGCCTTTTAAACAGTGTTTTTAAGCTCTGTACGGGGTTTTCTATCCCTCCCCTGGTACTTTACCTATTATATTAGCATTCCACCTTTTTTCTGGGTGTTGTTCAAGATAATCCATGATTTGCTTCCAGTTGCAATCCTCTCCCAGATTTTTTAATATATCATCTATGACAAGAGCATCCTCTTTTGTATCAAGAGTGATTCTCCAGTCAGGCTTAAAATATTTACCAGAGGGAAGATGACTGGAGATAAAAAGGAATCTTTGAAGATGTTCCTCAATTTTTATGAGATAATTAAGAATGTTCCAGCCCGTGTGAAGTCGGTGAGTTTTATTCTCCACAAGAACATTGAGAGCCTCCAGAATCTCTCTCCTATAAATCTGAATGTCGAATCCATCAGGCCAGCTCCTCTTGACTACATTTGAGGTCAGGTCAGCATTATTTCTTGTATGAGAGGCAATCATCTCATCCAGCATATAAGGATCCACAAGAGGACAGTCCGCTGTTATATCCACTATGTTGTCCACAGAATAAAGGGCAGCAGCATCTCTCACCCTTTTGAGAACATCCTCTTCATCTCCAGCAAAACATAAAATATTGTTCTGCTGACAATAATCCCATATGGGTTCGTTGTTGGGATTGACTGGTGTTGCTATTATGACATCATTTATTCCCTTTGCCATTCTTATCCGATTGACTACATGATAAAGACAGGGCTTGCCCCCAATCTCCATCATGGCTTTTCCGGGGAGTCTTGAACTGCCCATTCTTGCCTGAACTATTGCTATGAAATTACTCACTGATGTACCTCCTTCATTATCTGCTTAACAGGTCTTTCAATATCCAGCCTTATCTGGGATATATCAGCACCACCTCTGGCAGCTGACTCTGATATGTTATTCAGAACTTGTTGAACTCTCAAGACTATCTCCTGGGCCTGAAGTATTTTTGTATTTGCTTTTCTCATCTTTTCTTTTGAATCCTTCTCCAATTCCACAAGACTGTCAATCTGGTCCTCAAGAACTTTGATTTGAGTTCTCAGGTCAAGCTCTATCATTGAAAAGTCATCTCTCATCTGCTGCTTTTCCAGCTCAGCCATTCTTTGAGCATATTTCTTTCCTCTACTGAAACCATCTTTAGAGGCTTTCTCCAGTTGCCTGCCTATGTCTCTTGATTTAAGGAATCTCACTTCAGCTCACCTCCACCACAGACTTTTCTTTTGGTCTTGAAACTGTAAAGACTCTGTCAGCTGAATCTATAAGGCTTTTATTGTGGGTAACAATTATAAACTGTATTCCCATCCTTTCAGACAACAACTTCATCATCTCTCCTGCTTTTGGTTGGAGGTCTGCTGATAAAAATCGAAAAGGCTCATCAAGTATTATAGTGTTTCTGCTTCTGGGCTTGCCAATAGACCACAGAGCAATCCTCAAAGCAAAGGAAGCAACATCAACAGCTCCTCCTCCAGCAGACTGTAATGGATCCACTTCTTCTCCCTCTCTGAGGAAAACAATATCAGCTTCTGTCTTGCCTCTTCTGTCCACAAATTTGAGACTGAACTCATAAGGGTCATCAAAGACAGCGGACAAGGCCATAGACACTACATCAGAAATATGGTACTCAAGCTGACTCTGGGTCTGCTTGGCCACTTCCTGAATTATCAGCTGAGCCTGTTCAGCATTGATTTTCCTTCTTGAAAATTCTCTCTCTTCCTCTGTCTTTTCTTTGAGATTCTTTTCAAGCTCCTTCTTGAGTCCTTTCTTCTGTTCAAGTTTGTTCCTGTACTCTCTCATATTGCCCTCAGCCCAGAAGCTCTTCAAGTTCCTGATAAGTACTGTCAAGCTCTCTCTGTTCCTTCTTGATAGCTTCCTCATTCTTGCTGAGAAGAGCTTTGGCTTCCTTTACACTTTTACAGCCATGCTTTGAAGATAGATTCTCCATCAAGGTCTCTTTGCGAGTCTTGAGCTCAATCTCTCTCTTTTCTCCGTTCTCTATTTTCTTTTTCATCTCAAGAAGTTCTTTTGTATCAGCCATCAACAGCCTCCCATATAATATCTTTGACCCCTTTCCGGGTTTTGTTCTTGGCAATAAATGCCTCAAGATTTTCTTCAAAAGAGAGGCTGATTGAATAATCTGTATCTATCCTTTTTACAAAGGCTTCAATTCTTTCATCTCTCTTCTCTTCCTTCTCAATATGCTCTCTGGTTATTACTTCCTTTTTCATAAAAGGAAACTTAACAAACTCATACTCAAGATTTTTATTGACAAGATATACTCCAGGTTCATGGCTGTACTGGTCAGCCTTCATCCTCATCATACTACCAGGATTGATGAGCAGTTGCTTTTCTGTCTCTCTCACAAATCTCTTGTGATTATCTCCGGATACGATTAAATCATAACCAGACAAAAGTTTCATAAGTTCCTTTGCTGGAGTGGCTCCTGCCATCTCTACAAGGAAGTCAGAATCATCTTCAACTGTAAGAGTATGAATCAAAGCAACCTTGAATCTCTTATTCTTTGGAGCTTTCTCTGGTTCTGCTCCCCAAGGGAAACCACTAATCAGAAGGCCATCTATATCTTCATAGTGTCTCTCAAAGTCATAGTTGATGACTATTGCCTTATCAGCAACCTTGAGAACGTGAAGTGAGGACTTTGGAAAATTTAAGATATTGTGCTGAGGCAGGTCATGCTGTCCCGGAATAGTTATGAATTTATCAGGCCAGCAGTCTATTGCCCAGGATTCAAACTCAGGTGATATTCTCCACTTATCAAAGACATCACCAGCACAGAGAACAGGACAGTCATGCCTCTCCTGAAGAGCTTTGATAAACATTATTTTGTTTCTCTGCTCCTGGAAATAATCATCCACCCTTGACACTGGAATGTTTTCCCGATAATGGATATCAGAGCAGACTATGAAATCAACATTTTTCAAGATAAACCTCCTGGCCACAGAGAGGACATATTTCAGGAAAGCTTTCTGCAAATTCCCTTTTTAGTCCTTCTACATTCTTTGAGTTCTCTTCTATCTGGCTTGAGATGGCCTCAAGAGAGTTGATACAGTTTTCAAGCTCAGTTGTTTCCTCCTCAAGCTCCTCCAGCTTCTCTTTTCTCTCAAGATATGAGGCCAGGAGCTTCTTTGCTCCGGAGAAGTGAGAAAGCTCTTCAAGCTCCTCATCTATGGCCTCAAGAGAATAGAGGACTTTGTCAACTGAATCATTCTCAATCTCTTTATCTGAAATTGAAAATCGTAAATCCTCACATCTCTGCAGGAGCTTTCTGGCTTTGTTGAAGTCAATACCCTTGCCCATATGCTCTTCAAGATATTCAAGGGAGGAAATTATTTTTTCAATGGATCCATTTGAATCCTCTTTCTCAGAGATAGACTTTTCAAGTCTCTCTCCTTTCTCGATAAGCTCCTCAATATATACAAGGTCAGGAAGCTCCTCAAGCCTCAGAGTCAGAGAAGCTTTTTGTTCACTCGCTGCTTCAGCCTTTGCCATGGCCTGCCTTCTGATAGATTCGATCCTTTTCATGGACTCGTGAATATTCTCAAGGTTGACAATCTGATTCAAATATCTCGCAATCTCACCAGGAGACTGGGAGAGAAGGAAAGGAGCATCCATCTGGTATTGAATATTTATTTCTGTGAACTGTAAAGCCTCCTGGACTTCTGCTGGAATATCTTTTCCAATAGCTTTGAGTTCCTTATCATCCACAGAATAAATATTTTCAGACTTTGTTTTTGTTCTCTTTATCTCAATGCCCTCTTCTGTTATAATTGAAGCTGAAGTGTCCCCTCCCCAGTATGACCGGAAAAAATCTCCATTGGGTCTATTATTGGCGATCCAGTTCAATGACCGCAAAGCAGCTGACTTTCCGACATCACTACTTCCAACAATACAATTAAGGCCAGGAGAGAACTCAAAGAGACTTTTGTGGTGGCTTTGAAAATTCTCTATTGCCAGAGTCTTTATCATTTTTCTTTATACCTCCCCATTATTCTCTCATATTGATTTGCTGAAGTCTCATCATCGGGATTTTCTTTTGTAATCAGCAATAAGACAAAAGACAGGACAAGCAATAAAACCACAGCAATTAAAACAATTAAAAGAATGTCAAAAACTATTTCCGACACGATAACCTCCTTGCATATTCAGCAAGCAAAAGAGCCTCAGCTTTGCCATCCATCACTCTTCCTCTGTCTGTGAGAAAGCTCTCTGATGGGAAGAGCTTCTGGGCAGTGTCACAACTATCCATCTTGTCCTTCTTAATGAGATTAAATTCTTTTTTCCAAGTTGCTGGAGCCACTTCTTGGAAAGGAGTGAGAGAGGCTTTCAGAACAGCCCTCACTTCTCCATATCCAACACCATAGGAGAAAGTACTCTTGACCCCCTGCTTTGGCATGGACTGAGATTTTTCAATTACACAAAAAGTTTCTTCTTTGAGGCTGGTGAATAATGTATAAAGATAAGCACTGTTAATTTCTTTTGTGGAGGTCACAGGCATCTCAATGCTGACCATGACTTTGCCATCTTCAGATATTATAGCCACACCACCTGTCTTGCCTGGATCTATTCCAATGAAACAATTCATAGGCTCTCCTGTTAAATTTGTCCTGTCAAACCCTGAAGCTCTTCTACTATTTCTTCAATACTTCCTTCAAAATCAATAGAATCTAACTCACTGATCCAATTATCAAGAGAGTCCACTCTTTCCTGAAGCAACTCTCCTGTTGGTCCTTGCTGAAGGCCTTCAGGCATATTATACAACTTTTCCTCTGTCTCATCTCTTAAATTTTGTATCCTGTCTTTGAGTTCCTCAATCACGCTTTCAACATCTTCTATTTCAGAAGGAATAATCTCAGAGATATCATCTTCAATATCCCAAAGCTCTGCATAAAAATCACTTTGTGTTAGTTGAGACCTTCTTGGCCTTTCTTTACTGAATCTTTTTACAAAAAAACTTCCTGAGCGAAAAGACCACCAATAATAAGAATCCCCCTTTTTGATTCCATGCTCAAGATTATCTTTTCTGGCAGATTTTACAAAATTTAATTTTGCCATAAACTCTCCTGTTAATACTTGGGTTTTCTTTTTGTGGATATAGCTGACTCAATCTCTTCCCACTTCTGAATAACTCTCTCTGTCAGCTCTGACTCAAGATTGTTCTCCTCAATGAAAGAAATAAGTCCGGGAATTGTGAAATCTTTTCCATCCCATTCAACTTTCTGCTTTTTCTTTTCCTTGCCTGTGTCTGTCTTGAGGTCATAGAGAAAGTTTATATTGCTCATGATATTATCAATACCATAGGCAAAGACAATATCAAGCAGGCAGTCCCGGAAAGGTCTCTCAGTCTTTGCCTTCTTGGCATAGGCTCTTATTGTTACACTGTATGCTCTTCCTTTCTTTTTATGCTTCTCAACTTCAGAAAGCCAGAGGATAAAAGAGGCATAGAAGTCCAAAGCCTTGCCACCCATCCTTTTATACTTTGAGGAGAAGGCAAAGGAGCTTATGTTCTCTCTGACCTGGCTGATGATTATAAGTAAACAATTCTTGTCTTCTATCTTGCCAGCCATGGTCCGGAAAAATTGGCTGAGATATTTCTGTTTATTCAGTCCATAAGTTCCCTTGCTCTCTTTCCCTTCTTCCTGGGCCTTGAGTTTCTTCTCAAGATATTCTTTTTCATCATCTGAAGAGAGTCCATCAAGAGAATCCAAAACATAGATTAAAAGTTCATCCTCTTTCAAAGAGTCCAGACATTTATCCAAGTCAAGACTGAACTCCTCAATCGTATCTGTTCTTGGAGAAAGCTTCAGCTCCTGGATCATTTTCTTCTGGCCTTCCATGATATCAAAGCCACAAATTTTTTCTGTATCAAAACTGAAACCAGCCTCAGCATCATTATATCTCCATTTCAGTTTTGAGCCATAGAGCTTTCTGGCTGAGGCAATACAATCTATTGCCAGGAAGGTCTTGCCTGTGGAGTTGTCTCCAACAATATTGGCAATCTTGCCTTTTGGGAATCCTCCTCCGGTGATAAGGTCAAGAAGGTCTGACCCTGTGGGGATTCTTGAAGCTTTCTTTTTTTCTTTCTTTGGCTTCTTGGCAGTTTCAACTATTTCATCCACAATGGGCTTTGTTGACCTTTTCATTCATGGCTCTCCTTGTCATAGCGACCATCAATCATGGAATTGAGAACTTCATTGTCAACTCTCCAGCGTCCACCAACTTTCTTGGCAAGTCCGGGATATTTCTTGCACCAGAGAACAACTGTCATCCTGTTAACAAAAGCCTTTGAAGCTGCTTCAGATGTTGTTATCCATTTACTCATTGACACCTCCTTAAACTATGGAGGCCACTTGGCCCCCATAGATGTTTAAACTATTCTTCAGCACAGGCTTCCCAGTTTTCACATTCAGCACAGTCATCTGTTTCATCACAGTCCTTACCAAACTTATGACCATAAGGGCATTTATTTTTTGAAGCAGACTTGCCTTTGTCATCCTTGCCTTTTGCTGGCTTGCTTTCTTCCTTTTTGCCACCCTTCTTTGTTCTCTGAGGTTTTTCTTCCTCTTCCTCCTCATCATCAGAGTCATCATCCTCATCATCAGAGTCATCATCCTCTTCCTCATCATCCTCTTCTTCAGATTCTTCTTTTTTCTTTGATTTGCCTTTGTCAGGTTTACCTTTTTTGGACCTCTGAGGCTTCTCTTCCTCTTCTTCCTCACCATCATCAGCATTGTGAAACATATTATAGATTTCCTCATAGCTGAGAACAACAAGAAGGGAGTCAAGAGAATAAGCTTCATCAATTATATCATCATCATAAGGCTCTTCTCTGTCCTCAAAGGCAAAACCCTTGAATCTGCCAATACCTTTCTTTCCTGTATCTCTGAAGCTGATTGACCTGCCATCCTCTGTATCAGAAAAAACAATGGCTTCATCTCCGGAGCCAGCTTCATCAAGAATCTCTGCCTCAAAAAGAAAGTGGCTTGTTTCAAATAGGAGTATGCCCTTGTCAGGCTTCTTTGTATCAATTACATTGTACAGCACTCTTCTCTTTGGTCTGAGAGCATCAATCATCTCTTCATCAGCTTCCTGTTCTTTGAGCTCCTCCATCTCTTCACATATCGGGCAGGGCTTGCCAAAGGTCTTGGCTGGGCACACAACTCTTCCTTTCCTTGCCCCGACATCATAGTGAGTATAATACTCAAGAACATAGTCCAGTTCTCCGGGCTTGCGAGTCATGTGGTTGTTAGTTGTTATTTCATAGGGAATGATATCAATACAATGCTTCCCTTTTTCTGGTTTGAAAAATTCTACATCTTCAAGGTTGGAGAGGTCAAGCACACGCGCTCCACCAACTCCATAATCCTTGTTCTTGTAATTTTCTTCTGTCCTTGCCTTCATCTGGTCACGGACAGACCTCTTTTTGCCTTTCTCACTTTTTGCCATTCCTGTCTCCTTTCCTTATTGGTTTCACACTCTCAGCAACTCCATCTGTCGCTGCATAGTCTTTTGGCTCCCTTGGGCCTGAAAAATAACTTCCCTGCCAGAGCTTCACAAGATTCTCAAGAGCTGACTTTTTCTGTTCAAAAGCTTTTACAGCAGCACTGAGAATGTTCAGCTCATACTCCTTGTCAATTATCTGCTGAGTGAATTCCTTGTAACTCTTCTGAGATTCCACCCAGGCATCAATGGCTGATACTGTGGGCTTGCTCCCAATAAGCTCTTCTCCTCCCTCAGCAGCCTCAAGAAGCAATTCACTTCTTTTGATTTTTTGTTTCTGCTTGAGCTCATCCAGTTCTTTTCTTGACTCTGACTGCAATTCTGCATACCTCATAAAAAGTCTTGGCTGCTGAATCCATTCTGTGTCAAGAGAAAGGATATCAATTTCAAGCTCCTTCTCGTAATCTTTTTTCATCAGTCCTCCTTATATTATTATATAGCTTTTTTAAAAAATTTTTTAATTAAATTCCTCCAAGCAGCTTTACTTTTCTTGTAAAATTTCTTATCCCTTCCTGGAACATCTTTTTGTTCTCTGGAGAGTAAAGAACAGAGGCTGGGTGAATACACCAACATATCCAGCAGTTGTATTCATAGCTCCATTCTGTTGTTCCGGATTTATTCATTATTCCTGAATCATCTTCTGTGAAAAATTTGATATTTGTGTTGCCAAGAGCAAGAATGATAAAGGGATTTATTTTTTCAATCTCCTCTTTCAACCATCCAGAGCATTTGTTGATATGTGCCTTTGATGGTGTTTTGGTTTTTGAAGGATGACACTTCACAACATTTGTTAAATTAAAGTCTTTTCTTTTGAGTCCAGCTTTCTCTATTTCCTTGAAAAGAATTTTTCCAGCTTCTCCCTGAAAAGTTTTCCCTGTTCTGTTCTCATCTTTTCCTGGGGCTTCTCCAATTATCATTATATTGTATTTCCCTGTTTCAGGAAGCACAGGCCCAGAACACTCCTGCCTCAATTGGCACTTTTCACAATTTGCAAGTTCTGGATTCTTAAACCTTCTTTGTTCTGCAAGAGAGACATCAAGCCCTTCAACCTCACCAGCAAAAAGCTCTTCATCAAACCAAGCTTGTGAACAATGAATACTCGTTGTCCTATTAGGATTAGAGGCTTTTGCTATTAAAAACTTATCAGAAGAGTGTTCAACCAGATCTTTCTTATCAGAATAAACTTCTCCACCGAACACAAGCATGCAAAAATCATCTTTGTCTTTAAAGTTGCCATATACACCACCAAGATCACCTGCTTGTCCTTTAATGTCTTGTCTGTTTTGCTGAACATTTTTTCTATAACCGAATTTTATCTCAGTCATTTTTCCGAAATAAAGTTTAAGAGCTTTGTCTGGCTTATTGAAATCTATATCTTTAATATCTGCAATTTTAATATTAAGTTTTTCTATGATTGGTTTTATTTTCCTCGATGGGTCTTTGCTGTAGCTGAAAGAAAAATATTTTGCTATTCTTTCAGCCTCTTCTTCATCAATTGTAATATCTTCAAAACCTTTTATTTCAGTTATTATGTTTTGAAATCTTTTTGGTAAAGAATCAAAATTTTTTTCAGCAACTGTTGCAGTTTTATTCCCAAAACCTTTTATCTCGATAAAAGGAGTATAAAGAATGTTATTATCAACAGACCAAGTAAAGGCTTTACTTTTGCCAAATTTTGGTGGTCGAACATCAAGTCCTATTCTTATGGCCTCTTCAAGCAGGTCTGTTTTCTTTTCTTTGGTATCAGTTCCATATGTGAGATTGCAACATATAAACTCTTCTGGATAATGAACTTTGCACCACATATCCCAATATGATATTAAAGAATATTCAACAGCGTGAGAAAGGTTGAAGCCATAGGAGCCAAAACTGCTCAGCTCTTCCCATAACTTTTCAGCTTCTTCTCTACCAAGTGTACCTTTCTCAACACAGCCATCAGCGAACATACTTTTGAATTTTTGAAATTGTTCAACTCCCTGGCTTTTTGAAATAACTTTTCTGACTGTATCTGCTGTTCTCCAGCCAAGACCACCAAGTTCATACATAAACTTCATGACTTGCTCTTGATAAAGAATGATACCAAATGTGTCTGCTGTTAACTCTTCAATTATTGGATGTATACTTTCCCAGCTTTCTTCTCCTCTTTTGCGTTTAACAAACACTGTTGCTGTTCCTGATCTCAATGTTCCTGGCCTATAAAGAGAAGTTGCATGAACAAGCATATCAAAATTTTCAACTCCAAGTTGCTGACAGAATCTTTTCAGCCCAAGAGACCCAACTTGGAAACACCCTGTATTATTTCCTTTTGAAAATTCCTCATAGCACTTTGGGTCATCCAAAGGAAGCTCTTCAAAGATAATATCCACTTTGTGGTTTTTCTTTATCAGCTTTTTTGTTTCATTGAGAACAGTCAAAGCATTGAGACCAAGCACATCAAGCTTCATCAGGCCAACATGCTCAATATCATGTTTATCTATTGTAACAACATGGTGCCCATCCTTTCCTATTTGCAAGGGTGCTCTCTTGCCTTCAAGGAGATTATCCACAGTAACAACCATAGCAGCAGCATGAGTTCCTTTTCCTTTGACTGTACCTTCAATATCAACAGCAATTCTTGTCACTTCTGGATATTTCTTTTTAAAGGCAATACCATCCTCAAAGGTCTCAAAAGCATCTTCAATAGTATAGTCAGAACGAAAGTCACCACCAGAACGTACAACAATTGATGCAGCTCCTTTATTAACATCAGAGAGGGGAACATTAAAAACTCTGCTTACATCTCTCAAAGCTCCTCTGCCCTTTAAGGTCATAAAGGTTGAAACACCGGCAACATTATACTTTCCATAAGTATCCTCAAGATGCTGTCTGATTCTATCTCTCTTGACATCCTCAAAATCCATATCAATATCTGGAAAGTCAATCCTTGCTGGTGAAATGAATCGGGCAAAGACCAGCTTGAATTCAATCGGATCCACTTTTGTTATATTCAGCAAATAACAAATAAGGCTACCACCAGAAGAGCCACGACCAGGCCCAACCATTATATCATTATTCTCGCACCAGTTGATAAGCTCCCAAACCAATAGGAAGTATCTTGCAAACCTTTGACCAAGAACAGTTCCAAGCTCCTCATCAAGCCTTTCTCTGTAAATGCTTTCTTTTGCTGCTTTCTCTGGGATAGAAAGAATTTTTCTTTTAAATCCATCTTCACAAAGACTTTTTAATTCAAATTCATCATCTTCTGATAGACCAGGAATTGGAGGGATCACAGTTGGCAGTTGTTCTATCTCAGAAAAGCCTTTACACATATCTGAGACAATTCCTGTGTTTCTTATTGCCTCAATATAAATTTCTCTTTTGAATTGGCCTTGCTCTTTAAAAGCCTTTGACATCTCTCCAGAGCTTTTAAGGTATAGACCTTCAACATCAAATCTCCATCTGTTTGGGTCATTCCATCTTGCTTTTCTCTGAACTGCCAGCATCACCTCCTGGGTTTTGCTGTTCTCAGCTTTCACATAGTGACAGTCATTAGTTGCTACAACTTTACAGCCAAGCTTTTCTGCCATTTCAATAGATAACTGATTTATTTTTATCTGTTCATCATACTTGTGAGGCATGATTTCAAAATAAAGATGGTCATTGCCAGTTCTTGACACAATCTGTTTGGCCAGCTCTCTCCCCCATTCTTCTTGAATAAAGGTACTTGTACAAGCTGTTAATATTATGAGCCCTTCAAGGTGATTGAGGAGGATGTCCGGGTCAATTCTTGGCCGATAATAGTGACCCTCAAGATGGGATTTTGTAATCATCCTGTTAAGATTTTCCCAGCCAGTCTTGTTCTCAACAAGAATTGTTATATGTCTCCTCTTCTCTCCCTTCTCTCTTATTCTGATATCAGGCACAATATAAAGCTCAGCACCAAAAATTGGCCTTATTCCTTCCCCTTTACAAGCATTCTGGAATTTAATCAGACCATCAGTGTTTCCATGGTTTGTAATTGCCAGAGCATCCATGCCAAGCTCTTTGGCTCTCTTGGCATAGCTTTCTGGAGAGCCAAAGCCATCAAGAAGAGAATATTCATCATGACAATGTAAATGTGTAAACACTATTTCCTCCACCACTCGCTGAAATTTTTGACATCAAAAAGAGCCTTGCCCCAGTTGCCCTGGAAAGTTACAGCTCTGTCATCAAGATAAACATCAGCTCTTGGTTTGCCATGAAAACAATCTGCCTCAACATTATATGGGTTGTGGTTGATGAAATCAAAAGGAATGTCATGAAGCTCCATATAATTCCGGATGGCCCAGGATTCAGACCTTGTTGTATAGATTATTATCAACCAGCCATCTCTCTTGAGTTCTTCAATTGCTTCTCTTGCTCCGGGAAGAGGGTCACCAAATACACACTTCCCTTTATATTCTGTGTATTCTGCTATTGTAGCATCAAAGTCAATTGCTATTGTTTTTGCCATCAACAATCTCCTCCAGCATAGCAGCATAAACCTGTATGTCTTTTATGCTATCAACTGATTCAAAATTAGTATTTGCCAACCTTATGATTTTGTGAACAAGCATGTTAAATATTCCAAACTTGTTCCACTCTTCTGCTGTTACAAGGTTTGGCAGCTTTCCAGGGAATAAAGCCACCATGACTTCTCCGTACTGAAGATATGAGTGGCCATATTCTTTCCCTTTCTCCTCAAACAATTCGGCCTTTTCTTTCAATATCTCCGGAACTGTTTTATTCATATTTCCCGCACCCTTTTCCGTTTTTGAAAAAGCATTTTTTATTTTTATCACAGTAACATTGAAGCAAAGGCTCAGCCCAAGGATGAAGAGCTTGAACTTGATTCTTTATTTCAATCATAACATCTCTAAATTCTTTTTGTGCTCTGTTACATAATCTCTGTTCCATCATTGTGGCCAAGCTGCGCAAATTCACCTTCATAAGAATATTTGTGAGTACATTAGTTGGCAAGATACCTCTGGCATCCTCTTCTTTGACTCCGGAGCTTATAAGCTCTGAATAAGTTTCTTTAATCCCATCAACAGCTTTATTGAAAATATCATTATCAATACACAATCCAGTTGCAAGACACTCAAAGTCTTGCATATTGACTGCCCTCATTGACTGCTGGGCAAAGGATGTCCCAACTCTGTGTCTTACAAGCTGATGCGTGAAAGCTCTTGTTACATCTTCAATCATTATTATATAATCAACAAATTCAAGAGGACCAGAGATTGTTCCAAAAACATAATCAAGCTCTTTTTGCTTCTCCTCTTCTGACATAGACATTATATCAGCAAAACCATCAGGGCTCATCTTGAGCCTTGTCTTTTTTGAGAATATGAGAAGCTCTCTGGCATTCTGTGTGTGTTCAATAATTGTGACTTTCATACATCCTCCCTATATAATTTGTTCTATAAATCTCATCAATCCTTTTGATGTCCTTTGGCAGGTCATCAATCATAAGCTTTGGTCTCCAGCAAGCATAACGACCCAAAGAGTAAACATTGTGTTTATGACTCAGCTCAAGGATTATTTCCTTTCTTGCCATATCATCAATCTCAACAATTTTTCCATTCCTCTGGTCAACAAATCTTGTCGCCTCAATGTTTTCAGAATCAACTCCAAGAACAAACTTTACAATCAACCGGAGAGTCAAAAAGGCTTTCTCCTCCTCCGGGAAAGCTCCTTTGCCTTCTGCAACAATCTTTTGCCCTGAGATTGTTATCCTATAAAATATGCTTGGCCATGATGGAATATAAATTGTCTGATGAATAGATGACTTGACATTAAGGTCTGCAGTTACAACATAAATCTGCTCTTCTTTAAAAGATATATTTCTTTCAATTCCACATAAAGCCATATTGACTGGCATTGGAGCCGTAGTGATGCAAAGATTGAAATTTTTTTCGACCTCTTCATTTTCTGTTCTGATAAAAGCAAGATTGTTGTCAATGGCAATGACTTTTCCTTTGATGGCATCAACAACAGGAAGAGAGAAAGGCTCTCTGAAAATATATCTCCAGCAAGATGATAAATCAGATATGGATCTTTTTGACAGTTCTCCAGTTGTCTTGAGAGAATATTCATTTTTATCTTTTAAGGTTGGAATGGAATTTAATGAGCCATCTCTATAAATAGCCTTTTCAACCCAAATTTTTTCCATCTCTGTATTGAGATATAATCCTATCTCATCAGATTTTGTTCTCAATACAGCGTTGTGCATAAAAAGGGGGGAGCCATCCCCCCTCTCATCAACAATGGTCACATCCTGTCCCCGGAAGTGGAAGGCAGCAACTCTGCCAGCAATTCCACTTCCTATGATAAGCACTTTCATTTAAGGAATCCTCTTTTTTTAAGTTCTCTTGTGATTATGTTAAATCGACCTGTTGCCACTCTTTCATCTTTGCCATGTTTGTCCATAATCATCTTGATGACTATCTTTTCAGACTTCCCTGCCATTATTGCTTCAGAAGTATCACCAGAGGCTGAGCCAATTCTGAAGCCATACTCATTCATCTTTTCTGATTTTTCAGCTTTCTCTTTTTTCTCCTTGGCAGGAGCTTTCTCTGTCTTCTCTTTTCCAGAATCTTTTTCAGCTTTCTGAACATTTACTTTTTTGACCCCGGCAGGGGTGTCAACTTCAAGTTCAGCAAGAACATCAAAAGTATTCTGTTCAATCTTGTCTCCGTCCTCAAGCATGGCTCCAGCCTTTGATATTTTCTTTGCAAGCTCTTCCTTTGCAAGTCTGGTATCAATTTTTGGTTCAAGCCCAAGAGTTTTGTTGAGGTCTGATGCTGCCTTTCTCAATTGTTCCGCGTTCATAACGTCCTCCTTTTTATTATACGTTTTTTTATTAAAATTTTTTATTTTTTTTCCGGGATATTCCTTTTTTATTTCTTCTACAATCCTGTTGAACTCTTCCTCATCAATGGCTGATACTGTGGGCTTCAATAAAGCTGTCATCAAGCCATGCCGGAACTTTGATTCTCTGGTCCTTGACTATATGATAAAGCTTCTGCCACAATTCTGCACACTTGGTATTTTTAAAGCCTCTCTCCTCCCATTCATTCATGATAGTGAGAATATAGACTTTAACCAAGTATGGCTCATAGCCTCTCCACATCTTGACTGCTGGATGATTCACCCATCTCGATTCCTTGTTAAGGAGACAGTCAGCAATTTGAAGAGCTTCCACTCTCTGCTTGCCAAGCCTCTTGTTATCAAGACTGGCAGCTGAGATGTTTGGGTTATAATTTGTTATAAAGGTTTGCATCTTGATGTCCTCCCTTTTTAAATAATTATTTAAAAAACTTCACCTGGGAAATCTCTATAAATAATTATTTCTCCTTCATCTCTGTTAACCAATTTCCTGGCCTCCTCGATGTGCATCCAGCTCCCTTTATCTGTTCCTGCATTTAATATTTTTCCATCAGCTTTTCTGATTCTGTAATCTGCCTTCATATTCATTTTTTCCATATTCAAGTCCTCCCTTTTTCTTATCTATTAACTAATATAATAAAAAAAAGAAAAAAGTCAACAAAAAAATAAAAAAATATCAAAAAATTTGCCAAAAAAAACACATTTTTAACCCTCTGAAAGCTCTTTTTTAGTCCTGCTATCAAGATAAGGCCTGCCAATTGCCAATTGCTGGAGACAGACAACCTCAGAATCGACAAAAAATTCATCATGCCTATTGGCAAGCATTCCAACCCTCATGATGTTCTGTCTCTTATCCTCTGCTGTCTGATTCAAAGCAATCATATGAGTAACATGGGCAAGCTTCCTTATGTCCTCAGCAATATCCTCCTGGGTGATGTCTTTGCTCAGAGTTCCTCTGGTGCTCTGGCTTCCTGTAACAACAAGAGCTTTCTGACTCTGGGCCAGACCTCTCAATGCTCCCCAGGTCTCATCAAGTCTGTGTCTTGTGTCTCTGCTGGCTCCTGGCTCCGGGGCCAATATGTCAGCGTAGTCTATCACAATCACATCAGGAATAAAGCCTTCATAATATTCCATGTTGGCAATATGACTCTGGATGTCATAGACATTTACAGACCTTGTTGGGAAGGCCATCAGCCTCAAAGAATTGTTTTTACCAATCATCTTTGATATGCCTTCTGCCTTCCTCATAGCTGATGCAAATTTTAATCCCTCTCTTGTCTCCTTTCTGTACTCAATTGAATTGTCTTCATCAAAGAATGGTATATTGACTTCTTTATCTGTTAATGGCTTCCCGGTCAGACAGCTGTAAATCCTTCTCACCATTTGCTTCTTGCTCATCTCCATAGAGATAAACAAAACATTGAGCTTGTTGAGAAGTGCTATTGTAGCGATCCATATCAGCCACCAGGTTTTTCCTCTCTTCATTGGAGCAGTTATGGCAAGAAAGTCCTCCCTTGACAAATATCCAATGGCATCTTTCAAAGCTCCGGGAAAGCCAAAAAGATAATCTCTGTCATCATCATCAAAGGCATCATATATTTCCTTTCTGTCTGTGAGGATGTTTACTCCAGCTCCAGAGGGCTTTTCCACTCTTCTGAAATTTGCTATGTCCTTTTCAGCTTCAAGAGCAGTACCATTAACCAGATGATTGGTGAGGCTGTCCCGAAGTCTTTCAATCTGTCTCAGCTTGAAATATATTTCTGTCTCATCTATGAGATATGGTACATTACTGTTTTCATCAAGCTCAAACTCAAGAGACTGGGACAGGAACTCACCTATTGTTGCATGGTCCTCTTCTGAAATAAGTTCCTCAGCAGCCTCCCATAACTCCTTAATGTGTTCATTGGCCGATCGCTTGTACTGGCGGAAATATTCAATACACCATTTGGCGGACTGAGCTGCTGCCTTGCTCTGGAAAAGTCTGGGGTCAAATATCGGCTCTATCCTCTGAAGATATTCAGAACTTGTTATCATGGCCCCGACAATTTTCTTTTCCTGTTTGTTGTCAATTGGCTTTCTAACAATTTTGGCCAAGGTCAATCTCCTTTGGATCTGCTTTCTTCCTTTCTGAATACTCTTCCTGCTTGCCTTTGTTCCATTGGTTGACTGGTCGGAAATATCCACTGACCCTTGAATAGACCTCTGCTGGAATCTTTAGCAATTTATTATTTTTGCTATTCATTAGAGCCTCCGGAATTTAACATATCAGTGAAGTCATCAGCTGCCCCAAGAACAAGGTTATTCAATTCAAAAAAGCCCTTGAACATCAGAGACCGGGAAAATCCCACCCTCAGCTCTGAATCCTCTGAGCTGAGTATTCTGTCGCAGAGAAATTTGAAGTGTCTTTCCTGGGTCTCCATCCCATCCCATTCTTTTGAGAAAATTTCCTTGGCATATTTGTCAACAAACTCTCCAAATGCTTCCATGAAAAAATCAAACTGCTTTTTTGTTATTGCAAACTCACCATCATAGACTTCTTTCATTGAATCCTCCCTTTAGTTATTATACATTATTTTAAGTTTTCTGATTTTATCCTCATCTGGATTTATATCAAAACCATGAACGGAACTAAAATCAGATATAAACCTCTGCCACCTTCCTCCCTCTGGGGCTATCATGGAGACAGAAGGCTTGAAGCTTTTGTGATATGGCTCTTTGTTGCTGTAGATACCTCCTTTATTTTTTAGAAAATTTATATGAGTGCTTATAAAATTATTTGGCTTGTCCTTTGTTCCAAAATAAGTGGAGAAGGAAGTGCTGGAGAATATTGGGCACAGAATCCCGGCCTGTCTCTTCTGCCAGTCAACTATGGCATTGACTGCCTTGATTATATTTCTTTGAGAGGATATTGGAAGCTGCTCAAAAACGTTTCCAAGAAAGTCCTCACAATATCTGTCAACAATCTGGGGATATTTATTTTCAGGAAGGGGCTCAACTTCTTTTGGAGGATTGGCCAGAGCTTTGAGAAAAACAGAAGCACAACCACCATAAGGATTGAAAAGGGATTCAGCAAGGCTCTTTGGTAGGAGCTTCTTTTTTTGCTCCGGGGTGTATGGCCAATATCCGGGCTTGAACTGCTTGGCCATATGCCTTATGCCCTTTGATATTTCAGAGACAGTGAACTTTTTACTCATCCACTCAACCGGAACATTATTCTCAATACACCACTTTTTGTCCAATCCAGTGTACCGGAAAAATGTTCCGGCTTCAAGCTGCTGAAATAAGGTGATTATCTTTTTCAGTGTCTTTGTCTTTTTATTTGTATCATGGGAAATGGCTGAGTCAATACTGTTCCATCTTTCAATAAGAACTTTATATTTTTCAATAGATTTGTCACTGATTTTAATTTCATTCTTGTTAGATAAAGACTTCTTTGAATTAGTGGTTTCTTTTGAAACCACTATACTACTATTTATAGTAGTATTATTATCTTTATTCTTATTATGTTCTTTAATTTCTTTATCTACAAATGTTAAAAACATTAAGATATTGGAATGGTTTATTTTATAATATTGCAGAGGAGGTATCCCCTTTAGTTTTGTATCTATCAGGCCAGCTTCTTTTAATGTATCTATTGCTTTTCTTTGTTTATGAGGAGAAAGAGTTGTGTCATTTTCTATTTGGCTTTGCTGATTGAAAAACCAGCCTTCATTCAGTTGTCTTCTGTCATTGAAATATTTTTCTTTGCTAATCAAGTCAGATAGAATGATGGCTGTTTCAATTCCCAGTTGTCTGGCGAGGCTTTTATTCACTTGCCAATATGCTTCAGACAATAATGTGTTATAAAGAATATATCTATCATCCATTTAATACCCCCTTAAAAATATTTAATACCTATCTCTATTATTGAGACCTTCAAAACTTCCTATACAAAGCAAAAATAAAATAACAGTTATAATTATCTCAACAAGCATTTCATTCCTCCTCTGAATTGTTTATTTCTTATCTGGCTTGGCTTGTTCTGTTATCATGTGGAGTCTTGTCTTGACCTCAGCTACAAGGGCAGCAAAGTCTTCATCATAGGTCTGGGGAGTGGTTCTGATGCGGAGTCCAAATTTGAAGTTTGAGAATTTGAGGGATGAAAGCTCTGAGTATTCAATTTCAACTATGTCCAATTTTTTTTGCATGATGTCCTCCATAAATTAAATCGGCTTGTATCTGTTAACCTCTTTTCAGAGGGGCCACCAAACAGATACAAGCCTTGTTTTTTTTCTAAGTCGGGAGGACTTATGGAAGCTGGTAGCCATTCTCTCACAAATCCTCTCTAAGCTATTATATATATATAATACTATAATTTTTAAAAATAAAGTAAATTTTTTCTATAAACCCAAATTTTTTTTCAAATATACCGCTTCACTTTCTTTCATCTCTGCTGGGTCTCCTTCATCAAGTAACAGCAATTCAGTTTCTGTCCCTGTATCATTGAGATACAAAGCAGCCTCTTTAGCAGCTTTCTGGGCCTCTCTTCCTGGATCAAATAGAATAAAAACTCTTGTGAACGTATCTGATAAAAGTCTGAGCTGTTTCTTTGTCAGAGAAGTGCCAAAACTGCTGAGAACATTGTCTCCAAACCTCCAGACATCAAAGACTCCTTCAACAAGCATAGCCCTTTCTTTTTTACAGTTGTCAATATTATAAAGTATGTGTTTGTGAAACATTATTTCCTTTTCTGGTTCCAGAGTCTTGTACCTCAAAGAAGATTGGCCTGTTATATCCCTGCTTTGAAATGATACAACTCTGTCCTCATAATAGATTGGAATTATTATTCTGTGAGCCCATTCTCCAATATGTCCTGTTCCTCTTATCTTGTATTTTGATTCAATAAGCTCCGGGTCAAAGCCTCTTTTGATTAAATATTTTTTGTGACTGTCTTGAAGCTTGCCTCCGGGGAGGTCTATTGAAGTTGCCCTGGCCCTTATTTTCTGAGTCATTCTCTTTTGTATTATTTCTGAAGTGGAATATTCCCGGAGTATCTTTTCAGCCTCAAAAGGAGAACATCCAATCATAATACTCAGAGAAAAAGAAGTGGAATGACCTCCACATTTCCAGCACATACAAGCTCCAGTGGCTGGGCAAAAGCCAAGATGGTTGCTTCTATCAGAGCAATGAGGGCATTGAGTGTTCACCCATCCCTCTGCTACATTCTTTCCATGGGTCCAGTGCTCCACAAAATAATCATTGAAGATTTTTTCAAAGTCTATCATCTTCTGTGCTCCTGATAATATTTCTTTCTCTCCTTGCTCCGACAGTCCTTACAATCTGCTCTGTGATATTCATAAGTGTATTCTTTGAGAGTGTCTGTCATAACATATACTCTGCTTGTAAGGTGAAACTCGCTGAGGCTTTTAACTTCCCCACACTTTGAGCATCTTTTGAATCTGTTATGTCCCATCTTTCACCCTCTGTACTTTTGTTTGAGCTCTTTGAGAAGAGACTCAGTATCAGCCTCAATTCCATCAAGTACTTTGTTCACTATCTTTCTTTTGCTGTCGAGAATTTTAATGATATCATCCTCTATGGTATTGTCAGCAATGAGATAATAAATATTGACAGAATCAGACTCCTGACCAATTCTGTGAATTCTGTCCTCAGCCTGGTCATGTTCACCCGGAGTCCATCCCAGTTCAACAAATAGGGTGGTATCAGAAGCAGTCAAAGTGATACCAGCTCCAGCAGCTTTGATATTGCCAATAAAGATTTTTATATCTTTGTTATTCTGAAATTCATCAATGGACTTCTGCCGGGATTGCTGGCTGTCTCTTCCATCCAGCTTGACAGCTATGTTTCCATATTTTTCTTTTATCTGGTCTATCACCCAGTGGTGAGTGGCCATAATAACAAGCTTGTCTTTCTCTTCAAGAGTATTATCAACCCAATCAAAAATAGCTTCCATTTTGCCCTCAACAGCCATCTGCTTGAGCTTCTCAAATTGTACAAGAGTTTCAGCGTTGCTGGCTTTGATAGCAGCCTCCTCTCCCTCATTATCATATAACCACTTAATGAGATTGGCCTCTGCTTCCTTGTACTTGACTTTATTTGTCAACTCAACAGGAATAACTGACCTTTGTTTCTGTGGCAGCTCCTTTAACACTTCAGCCTTTGTCCTTCTTATCATAATTGTCTCAGAGAGTATCTGGTGAAGCTCTTCTGTATGGGATGCCCCGGAGAAGTCCCAGCCAAAACCATTGTGGTGAGCCCCACAATATCTCTGGGCATAAGTCCATTGGCTCTTCCAGACATCTGGCTCAAGCATGTTAAGAGTTGAAAACAGCTCTATGGGCTTGTTTATGATGGGTGTACCTGATAAGGCTATTTTGAAAGGGATGACCTTTGCCAGCTGTTTTGTATATTTTGTTCTCTGGGCTGCGCTGTTCTTGAGGTAGTGACACTCATCTGCTATGAGGACTTTGAAGTCCATCAGCTTGAGCTCTGCCCAATGCTTCTTGACAATATCATAATTGATAATAATGATATTATGGTTTCTGTACATATCATGAGTGCTCCCTCCATACATTATAAAGGGCTTTGCTCCTGGCACCCATCTCTTGACTTCTCTGAACCAGTTTATTTTCAAAGAAGCTGGACAGATAATAATAGCTGGCAGCATATTGGACTGTCTCAGGCAAGTCAAGGCCTGGATTGTCTTGCCAAGCCCCATCTCATCTCCAATGAGCCCCCCTCCTTTAGACATTATGAATTTCACCCCTTCTATCTGAAAAGGATATATTCCTTCAGGCAGACTCAGCTCCAAGCCCTCTTCTTTTTCAGAGAACATCTCTTTGAGTTCGTTGCTGATATTGAAACCAAGATTGAGGAGCTTGACAACACTCATCTCCTTGAGAGGAACAAACCAGCTTTTTGTCTCCTTGTTGTATTCTCTTCCCGGCATTATCTTTATTTGGGAAAGAGTTTTATGAAAATCCTCTCCGGTGAATTTGACTTCAATCTTATCTCCAGAGCGAGTGGCAAATTTTTCTGATGTAGCTTTCTGCTTTGGACCATCTGATGCTGATACAGGAACAGGAATTGGGATGCTGTCATAATCAATTCCATATCCGGACAGCTGGCTCTTGTACTTCTTCAGCATTCTGTGAGCTGCTTTGGCCTGATTGTAGGTGAGTCTGTCCCTTCTGGCCAAGTCTTTGCCAAAGTTGGTATCAATTTTGTTGAAGCCCCGGCTGTCTTTTGCTCCGGCACAATCACAGTGTCTTGATATAACTTCAAGAGCTTCATGAATCTCTCTATAATTATTCATAGCATCCTCCTCAAGCAATAGCTCTTTCAAGTTTGATTTCAATTTCATGAAACAGCCTCTCTATATATCGGAGTGGCCATCCTTTTGAGATGTGAAGGTGCTGTTTGAGAGACTGCTTTGTCACTTTATTCTTTTTTGATTCTATGGCCCCAAGAGGAGCTTGAAGAATCTCCGTCACAATCTCCCAAGCCTCTGGAGACAGATTCAGGTCAGACAAAAAAAGAGGCTCTGGAGCATTTATCATAACATGACTCTCTGACAATTCAACAAACTCTGGGCCTTCTGGATCGATAAGTTTCTTGTCCAGAGATTCATAGAGATAAGTTGAAAATTTGCACCTGCCATCAAACCTGTCCAGACACTCAGCAAAAACAAGATTGCCCTGAGACACTTTCTCTTCATAGCTGTCTGAATCAAAGCTTCTTTTTCTTGCCATTGATGAAATCATTCTTTTGTTCTCGTTGTAAATTTCTGTTTTATTCATATTAGTCCTCTTCTACATTTATTCCGGATATTTCAAAAAACAAATCTTTATCAAATCCAGGGATGTTTTTAATCTTAATTCTATCTTTTTTATCAGCCTTGTCCCATGAGAGCTTAAAGGCTTCTTTGTAAGCCAGAGTTTTTAAAAAGCCCCCACAAGTTTCAATTTCTTGCTTATATTTTTCTTTTTCCTCCTGGGAAGCAGTATCATGAGAAGTCCATACTGTAAGTGAAAAATATAGGAATTGAGGGAAATAAATTGATACATATTCCTTTCTTGATATCCATTTGTTGAATATTCTGACTTTGTCAGGTTGATTGGTGTTAAAGTCCCCTGAGTTCCTGTCCCCTGAGTTCCAGCTCCCTGAGTTTCTGTCCCCTGAGTTTCTGTCCCCTGAGTTCCTGTTCCCTGAGTTCCTGTTCCCTGAGTTCCAGTCCCCTGAGTTCCTGTTCCCTGAGTTCCAGCTCCCTGAGTTACAAAGCTTCAATACTTCCTCCTGTGTAAGCTCTCTAATAATTCTGATGTGGTTGGTCACAAGTTTAACTCTATCTGGCTCAGTTTCTGTTTGCCCCAGAATCTCAACTTCACATACTCTTGTGCCATTCCCAAAAAATTCGTAAAAGTTAAACACATTCGAGATATTTTCACAAGCATGAAATCCATTTTTGCAAAGTTCAATCTCTCCTTCATGTTTATACTCTTTTCCAATTTCAAATTGAAACCCTCTACACTGTAAATTCTCATCAAATGCTTTGTATGCTTTCATTGTAAGTCCTCCCTTTTATTAGTGCCGGATAAGCTCCGGCACTAATGATTTTAAAAGAATAATTCTTTGACTATATTCATCGGTAGAGTCACAGAAGTTTTGGCTGGACAATAATAGCCTCCTTTTGACCATTTAAACATAGTCATACCGGGATAAAATTTTCCGCTATATGTAGCCATCCCGTAGCTGGAGTGAGAAACTTTTAATTCTTTACCTATTTTGATTTCAGTGGCTGAACCATATCCAAAGTGTCTGGCAACTGTGTTAGCAAGTATTTGAATACCTTTTTGTGTTTCTGATTCTTTTATCCTTTTGATTTGTCTTTTGTTAAGTTTCATCTTGTAAATCCTCCCTTTTTCTTATCTATTAACTAATATAATAAAAAAAAGAAAAAAGTCAACAAAAAAATAAAAAAAATATCAAAAAAAAATAGAAAAAATTACTTTCTTTTTTAGCAGATAAAGGGTTAATTTCAGTATATGAAAAGAACAACAGAAATAGCACCCAATAAGATAAGGGAAAGGAAAAGAGCCTGGACAGATGCAGCAGTGGAATCTGTTAAGAGAATGTCTGCAAATATGTCCAAGGATATCATCCCGGAAGAAGTAACCAAGAAGTTAATTGAACAGGTTTATACTCCTAAAGGTAAAAAACAGGGCAGGCCTTCAAAATACTCTCCAGCTATGTGTAAAAGAGTTATAGAGATAATGGCACAGGGCAGGTCAAGAAGTAATGCTGCTACACTAATGGGAATAACAGAGGTTACTTTTTATGATTGGATGAAAAATAATCCAGATTTTTCTAAGGCCGTAAATATCGGTGACCAGTTATCACTTCTATGGTGGATGACTATGGGACAGATAAACATCCATAACAAAGATTTCAACTCTACACTTTACATGATGCAAATGCAGAATCGTTTTGGATGGAGCAGAAAGCTTGAAGGCAAGATTGATATCAATTCTTACAATGAAACAGTTGAGAAGAAAATAATTGAAATCAAAGGAGAGGATAAATTTGCAAGTATCGCAAGAATATTGCTTGAATCTGGTGCAATCGAATCCGAGCTTGAAGAAGTTATTGATGCCCAGATTAACTGAGTACATTCCTCATGAACCCACAGCCAAGCAAGCTGCCTTCCTGTTATTGGATCAGCTTGATGCCTTTTATGGCGGAGCTGCTGGCGGTGGGAAAGCTTTGTCAGCAAATAGTTCTGTTTGCACCCCCTTTGGTTTTCGTAAAATGTCTGACATAAAAGTTGGTGATAGAATATGTTCTGTTGATGGGGGCAATTCACAAGTCATTGGTGTTTATCCTCAAGGAGAACAGCAACTTTATACTTTTACATTTTCTGATGGCTCAAAGGTTGATGCTACACTTGACCATTTATGGAAATATAGTATAGCTGGAAAAGGCAAATGGAAAAAATCAGGCCTTGTATGGAAGTTGGCTACAACTGAACAGATTATAAGAATGATGGAAGAGGAGAAAGCAATTTTAATCCCTCTTGCAGAGCCAATTCAATTCACAAGGTCATATAGACATGATTACAGACAGATACATCCTTATGTGCTTGGCTGTTTACTTGGTGATGGTTCAATGAGAATTAGCCCAGTCAAAATTCATAGTGCTGACCCAGAACTTGTTGAAAGGATGCAGGATGTCTCTGGAATGACTTGGCACAGATATGGAGATACCATAACATATAGAGTTTTGGGAGAAGATAGCAAGGAACTGACTTATTGGCTAAAGGCCAATAAATTATTTGGTCATAATCATTATACAAAGTTTATACCAGAGCAGTACAAATATTCTTCTGTTGATAGTCGGTTTGAATTATTAAGAGGTTTGATGGATACAGATGGTTATTGTTCAGAATCTGGGAAAGCTTATTTTTCTTCAGCAAGCAAACAATTGGCAACTGATGTTCAGTGGATCGTAAGAAGTCTTGGGGGCAATGCTACAATAACTGAATCTATGGGCTCATACACAAAAGATGGGGAAAGGTGTGAGACACAGATAAATTATGGCATCTATATAAGGATGCCTGATAATAGTGAAATTTTTGCATTGGATAGAAAAAAGAAGATTGCTACAAAGTATAATGGTGGCAGGTTTGTACTGAAAAAGAAAATTGTTAAAATTGAAAAGGCTGGCTCAGAGCAAGCGATCTGTATTAAAATTGATAGACCTGATGGGTTGTTCATAACTGATGATTTTGTTGTTACTCACAATTCCGATGCTCTGCTGATGGCTGCTCTCCAATATGTTGATGTAAAGGATTATGCTGCTTTACTTCTCAGAGATACCTACAAAAATCTAACAATGCCTGGCTCTCTTCTTGATAGAGCTGATGAATGGCTTTATGGCACTTCAGCAAAATGGGATGGAGATGCCAAGACATATCGCTTCCCTTCAGGAGCTACAATCACTTTTGGTTATTTGGATGGGCCAAGAGACCACCTGAACTATAAATCAGCAGAGTTTCAGTTCATTGGCATAGATGAAGCCTCTGACTTGAGATGGTCCCAGATGATGTATATGTTCTCCCGGCTCAGGAGACTTGAAGGTTTTCCTGTTCCTCTGCGTTTCAGACTTGCTTCCAATCCAGGAGGAATATCTCACCTTGAATTGAAAACAAAATATATAGACAGAGAGACCAGAGAAGAGGGTGTTGTTTTTATTCCCGCTGGCCTTGATGACAATCCTTATCTTGACCGGGACACATACAAAAGAAATTTAATGAACCTGGACCCAGTAACAAGGGAACAGCTTTTAAAAGGGGACTGGGATATCAGAGAGAAGGGCAGAATGTTTGACCGTTCATGGTTTCAGCTTATTGAATCATATAATCCAGACAATATAGTCTCAAGAGTACGTTATTGGGACTTGGCAGCAACTGAGCCTCACAAAACAAATAAAGAACCAGCCTACACTTGTGGGGCCAAACTGTTAAAAACAAAAAGTGGACAATACATAATTGAATCAATAATCCGATTCAGAAAAACACCAAGAGTTGTTGAACAGGTGATTAAACAGACAGCTCAGCTGGATGGTATAGGAACAGAAATATGGATGGAGCAGGAGCCAGGAAGCTCCGGAGTCAATACAATAGACCACTACCGCAGAGATGTCTTGCCCGAATATACTTTTCGGCCTGATAAGGTAACAGGAAGCAAGATTGAAAGGGCAGCTCCCTTCTCCTCCCAGGCTGAAGCTGGCAATGTTCTTATTTTGAAGGGGTCATGGAATAAGGACTTTCTTGATG